TATTATTTTTTTTATTTATTTTGTCTACGCGCATTTCTTTTTCCGTATATTTATTTTGTGAACATTTTGCCTCACGTGAGCGGAAGCCGTTTTCCTGCTGACCAAACCCGACCAGAATGCCCGCCAAGGGGTCAAATCGGGCGCTGGCGGCCTTTGGAGGGGGTCGGTAAGGGAATCACCCTACCCACGTTCATCAAACGCGCCAGCGGCCCGATTTTCAAAAGCCGCCCGATGACAGAATGTGGCCATCCGAAGTCCCAAAGCGTGCCAGTTTGACGGACCAGAGACGGTCAGCCGCCCAGCACCGTTTTTCTAATAACTCTAGACGCGTGCGTATGCGCGGGCGTGCGCGGGCGTGCGCACGCGATGGCATAGAGTGTGGTTATCTGTCAATACTGCCTAAAAAGTAGGCACGACACATTGTTTAACAATCGAGTGTCAACCCGGAAACCCGCATGGATAGCCAAACTAACAGGGTTATTCACAAGGTTATCAACAGGAACCGATGAAGTGTTAAATTATTTAACAATTGAGTGCCAGTGCTGAAGATTGGCTACTGGCGCGGGTTTCCGGGCAATTGGACCAGTTATCCACAGATTTAACAATTCGAGTGCCGGCACAGACCGTTTGTCGGAATGACGCGGATTTGACAATGGTTAACAGTTTTGGCGTTGCTTTGATGCGACGGCGGCCAGATTCCGCGCCGGGTTGCGGAAATGCACGGAAGCGTGTTTCACGTGAAACAATGGTGCGGCTCAAATTGCGCCAGCATCGATGTTGACGACTGGAATGCAGCTGCTATTGGATAGAATGTGGTCATCCGACTGTTTCACGCGAAACGTTGCTTGCTTACAAACTGTTTCTAAATAGGCTTACACTGGGAACGAATCGGCGTAGAATGTGAACCGTGCTGATTGTTCAGCATCAATGTTTTCAATTTTGAGGAATTTATGCGCGCTACTAATATTCAAAATGCCATTCAAATTTGGCAGAATCAAGGTTTCAAATTTGTTGAAATTCACGGAGAAGAATTGTTTGTTGGCAATTCCAAAAATGAATTGCGCTCCGTTGGCCGTATCGATTCACCAGCCGTTTCGGCTCGATATATGGTCACAGTCAAACCGTACAACATGGAATTTCACGCTTGGACGCTGAAAAATGCGAACGAACGTTTCGTCGGTGCAAAACTGCTGACGTTCGGATACGATTGCATCATCCGTTTGCATGATCGGACCAAAGGTGCAGTCATTGCTAACGAACAAATGGAATCGGTTACAAACGATTACAAATAAGTATTGCACTGGCAATCGGAAGCGTTAGAATACTAAACAGGCCCCGTTGGTGGAATTGGTAGACACAACAGACTTAAAATCTGTCGCGTAATGCGTGCCGGTTCGATTCCGGCACGGGGCACCATCACTCAACCTGAAAGGATTCAAAATGTACGGTGAAATGCGAACTGCTTTGAACAATGTAGCAAGTCAATTTGGACAACTGGCGTTGCAACTGGAAGAAAGCGGGCACACGAAAGCACGTGCAGTTATCAATAACGTCAAGAAATTGCACGAGATTGATGATTTTTGCGCGGCGCATTACTTTGCGCGTAATACTGACCCGCTGATCAAAGCGCTGGCGTTTAACACAGCGGATTATGACGACGACTTTGTTAACGCAGTCGTTATCGGTGCGACGGGTTATGCGTGCGGTCAATATCCAACGATTAGTGCGCCTGAATCGATGTCGCCGGCTCGATGGCTGGCGGAGAATGTGGTTATCCGTAGCAAACTCGGCAAAGCCATTCCGCGCAAAGAAATTGAAGCTGCTTATGTCGATTTGCGCAGCGTTTGCGGCTGGATCGCTGACGAATACCCCGACGATGCACGCGAGCGGATGGAAAAGGTGGTGTCGGTTTTGGATGCCGCCGACGTTTTCTATGATCTTTGCCGCGACTATGCAATTGTTGACGTTGGTGATATCGGTGGAAAATATTACGATGTGCTGGCGCTCGCATTCGAGGCTGTCGCATGGCGAGCAATTGAAATGCACGAGATTCCAGTTTGGGAATCGTTGGCGCGTCATATGCAACTCATGCCGGAACAACGCGCAAGAGATTATGCAGTAGCGCCGACCAAAAAAGTGCTTTGGAAAGAAATGCTTTTACTGCAATTCGTTCAGCGCCAAATCAGTCTGAATAATTTCAAGTGCGCCGCCGCGTGCGCTATTGCGTGGCGTGATGAATTGCGCGAGCTGACCCCGTATGTTTCCGAGAAAACGCGGATTTGGATTTATGAGGCTTGAGAATGAAATATGATTCTGCAGGTACGTGCGCAATTGAATACGTTGTTAAAAATAGCGTTGAAATTGCAGAGCAATTCGATAGTATGATCAAAACACGAGCGCGTGAGATTGTAGGTGCTGTCGTCAAGGCTTACCAAATTGATCGGTTTTTGGGTACCGTTCATTTGGTCCGCAATGCGCGGGAATTGGCGCGGGCGGTAATGTTCCATGCTGGTAAATTTGATAAGGAATTCGTCGAGATTGTCGCCGAGGCCGCCGCAATGGATTTTCTCGGCGACTATTCGGAACGCAGGTTCGGTCAAAAATCGATCCCGGATGAAGAACGGCGCGCCTATGAAACGTTGTCAAGATTGCGACTCGGGTTGGATGTTACCGTGTTTGCAATTGAATCAGCATATAAAGCGCTTCGCAAATATAATTGTCTGGTGCAAACGATGGTTAATAGCGAGGCTGCGACACGCGCTGAGAATGCGAATGTGGTAACCGATGCGGCGTCTAATTGGCTACAGTTTGCGCGCGACATTTCCGAAGCTGAACGTAATTTGGTTGGCGCTAAAGCAATCGGTTATTGGATGGATGCAATTGCAGTTGCGTTTGAGTATGATGGCCGACTGAAAAAGCATGGCGAATATGACAGAGCATGGAAACCACTTGCCGAATGGTTGAAAAATGCTCGACGAATTCCAGCCATCGATATCGGCGAGATTAACCACGAACGTTTCCCGGTCGAACGTAAGTTACTGCGCTACATTGATCAACAAATGTCCCGTATGAATTACGAGCATGCAGCCGCTTGCATGATCAACTGGCTGCCTGAGTTGGAAAAAATGGCCGGCTATGTTTCACGTGAAACAAGCCTCACTTTCAAATGTGCGAGGGTGAAATGAACGATACTGCACAACTGGCGCGCGACTATTCGCGTGAAATTGGGTACACCATTAACGAGTTTCTGGCGGCCGGCCATGCGGTCGCATCATGGAAACTCTGGTGGGCGCTCGACGCTGACGACATGCTGCCGGCTATTTATGCGGCTCGGGTTGAGATTCGCAATGCGCTGGCTGCATGCCGGCTCAACCTGAAAAACTGCACAATTGTCGAGAGACTGGTAAAAATGGCCGAGGAAAAATATGGCAACGGAAAAGAAAAGCGCGGCTGAGATTGCCCGCCGAAATGCACAGAAAGGTGCGGAGTTTGAACGCGATATAATGAAGCGCTTCAACGCACTGGCGAACGCCCGTGCCGAAGCGCTGGGTATTCCGGTGCCAAAACTTCCGTTTTTCCACCGCAATCGGAATCAGGCGGGCTACGCTGGTGCTGATATCAACAACCCGTTCGGTCTGCAAATCGAATGCAAGAACTGCCAGACCATTACGCCTGAAAAATGGTGGCAGCAGGTATGCACGGCGGCGCGCGAGTATGGGGGTATTCCGCTTGTCGTGTGGAAGGTGCAAGGTGCACGACGCATTCAAGCCATGCTGCCCGGGACGCTGTATGAGGGTCCGAAGCGGGCGGATGGGAAACCAGTGTGGTTACCCGTCATCATCGATGAAACGGCGCTGCTGGAATGGGTTGCGCATCGCATTGATGCGGAATTCCAGCAGAAATAAACTGTTACACTTTTCTATGCACAAGAATACGGGACGCGTTATAATGGTTGCGTCCCGTTTTTTTTATGAGGAATCAAACTATGCGATACATTGTTGAGCGTTTCCGGCATTTGGAATAGAATTTGGACATTGCGGCAGAAACGTTTAAAATGATTGGCGAACCCGGTCTCGGATCATGGATTTTGACCATTGCGCGAATTGGCGATGACGATTGTTACAAAAATCTAATGACCATCCGTGATAAATGGGCGGCTGCTATGAAAGGCTGCGAGAAATGCTTTTCGATGAATTGGCGTAGTTTTATTGATGATTTGATGACGGAGGAAACAGAAATGAACGAACGGAAACCCCGCAAACTCGGCGATTTGATGCCTAAACTGTCGAAACGCGACGATATCAGCCGTCAAATTGACGAATTGAACGAAAACATTCGTCAACTTAACGTCGAATGGGAGAAAATGCGCGAGGCTGCCGCTAAACTGCGCGCAACTATCGCCAAATCTAAGAAACTCATCGCCGACTGGGAGTGCTGAAATGCTGCGACTGACCGAATGGTTTGGGAATGGATATGTCGCCAACGCTGCGCCGCGCGCCTTCGATGTTGCGCCTGGCGTGGCGCTGGATGAACGCGGTGCGCGACTGCACAAGATCAACACGGATCAGCCGGCGCACATCCTGCGAGGCACTGACCCCGCCAACCCGCCACCCTCGGGCGTTCACTGGTTCGTGTGCGCTGGCGCGCCACTGGACTACACCGCTCGACCCGAGGAAGTGCGCCGCCTGCTGCGGGACTACACGCAGGCGGCTATTGAGCGGGTGATGCCGGAGTATGTGGTTATCGACGGCTGGCAACCCGAGGGTGAGCGCGAATCCCGCATTCCGGCACTGCTGCGCAAACTCGGCTACCGGTCGGCGACGTTTAAAATGTCGGTGCTAAACCCCCAGCGCGGAGACCGGCGAGACTGGCATATTCTGGTCGGGAAACGTGTCAATAAAACTACAACGTTTAAACAACTGAACGACGCGGTATTTGCTACGCGGCAATGGCGTGACATTGCGTTTGAGCATGTGACGAATGGTTGGAAACTGACCGACAAGCAGGTTGATATCCTGCACGCCAATCACACCGGCGAGGATTACCACATCCTGTTTGACGCGAATCGATCCGGTGTGCGCTTTCAGGCTGCGATGCAGGATTTTTGCCCGGTCAAAATTGAGCAAACGCGAGAATATCACGTTGTTACACTCGGCGACAGAATCCGTCCGCTGACTGATAACGAGCGTGCTAAAATGCTGGGGTTGGAAAACGTGACGGCGGAATATGACAGCCTTTGCCATGCTGCCGATTCACGCATCGTCTCGCTTGTGTTGCAGTCTATTTGGAATGACGCAAAATGAAATTGAACGAGTTCATTAAATGGGTTGAAGAATACCCGGATCAGGTTATCAAGGATTCGGGCGGCACAATTGCACGGAATCATGCCGGCATCATGGCGTATGACGCGCTGCGTCGTCGGGGCCGTCTGTGGGGGGAGACCGAACGAGTTGCCGGATCGGTCCGCATTCCTAAGCATAGCGAGAACGCGGCCGAATTCTTCGACCCTGAATTTTTCTATGACGCTTTCAAGATTGCAAACCTTTACAAAAGGGACAATATCGGGCTGTCGGTGTTTCTGCAAATGGCTTGCGAAGCGCAGAATACCCATTTGATGGCACTGGCGTTCACCGAAATTAACCCGGATGACGTTGTTAGGTTGATTAATGAGACTTATGCAACCATTGACGCATACGTTGCGTATTTCAAATACGAAAAAGCGTTTAAAGTCATCGAATATATTCAGGGTCGGGGTTTGGTTGATACGCAACGGGCGCTGACGCTGCTGTCACGTCATAATGATCTTTGGCCCGATTGTACGTTTTGCAGCCGATGGATTCACAACGCATGCCGGGAATGGGCGCGCGGCAACAAACTGTCGGCGGAATCGATTCTAATCAATATCCGTCAATACATTTTTTCGGCGGTGGCTCGGAAATGTTTTAAAGACCGCGAGTTGATACCTGCCGCTAAAATGACGTTGGATAAACTGGGAATCAATTATGAACCGCAATTTGGCGTATAGCGTCTTCTGTCTCGCAAACTGGCGATACGTTGCAAAAATGATGGGACCGACAACAATTCCTGTCAGTTGGAAACGCGCATTAATTCGTAGGATGATCGAAAATGGTTGAGTTGAGAATTGGACCGATGTTTGATTGGCTGGCCGCCGTCAATGCGGAGATTGACCCGACGTATACGACGGACGGGCTCAAGCGGCTGCACGACTGGGGCTTGGCGGTCCCTGACCTTGCGGCCGTGTGCCAGCGCGTCGCAGACTTGTATGCGGGTCGGGCACGGGCGGTAGAAGTGTGGTCACCCGATGAGGCCCACCGCGAGCGCTACAACCTGCTGTTCAATTGGTACGTGCGCAGGCAGGCCATGCGTGCCACGCGCTGCGCACCGGCGCGGGATGAGTTGGTGTTTGAACTGAACCTAACGAACGGCGCCCGCGATCCGGGATGGCAGGGTATCCAGCGCATGCAACTGGTGCCCGACTACGGCCTTAAGCGCACTGACCTTGCCCGACTGCTGGAAATTCACGCGCGCCGTCACGGCTATGTCTCAGTGTCGGAAAACTTTAATCTCGTGGGGCAATGGTACGAAGATTACCGGATGATTCACAATGAGGGGTTGTATAAATTGTTCGTTGGCGCATATACAAAGGTTATGAATCGACCGATGGAAGTTTCCAAAGCGATATTTAGTGAGCTTCCTAAATAAAATCGAAACAATCGAATTAAGACGGCCGGCTATTGACAGTCGGCCTTTTTTGTTTTATTAATCCGATTTTTAACGGGGGAAAATCATGCTGGTTTGCTTCGGTAATTTAGTGTCGGTCGAGTTTTGCCGCACCGCCTATTTCGTGACGACGCGGCTTGGCCTGCCACAGGGTAGCCACAACTGGTTGATGGCCTGCATGGCCTTCGAGACGGGCGAGCAATTCAGCGCGTCCACGCGGAACGCCATGGGGTCCAGCGGCACCGGTCTCATCCAATTCATGGCGGTGACGGCCCGGGGGTTGGGGACGACGGTTGAGAATCTGGCGGCCATGCGCGCGGAAGAACAACTGAAAATCTACGTCTACGAATACTTCAAACCGTATGCGCACAAGATTAAAACGCTTGAGGATATGTATATGGCAATTTTAATGCCGCGATATATCGGCGAGCCGGATGACGCGGTAGTTTTTAGGGGAGGGACGTTAGCCTACAAACAGAATGGGCCACTGGACAAAAACCGTGACGGGGTTATTACCAAAGCGGAATGCTGTCGCGGAGTGCGCGCAAAACTTGAGCGCGGAATGCAACCTGAATTTGCGAGGGTTATCTAATCGTGAATATGTTTGACCATGAACCGCTATCGATATGGTGGGTAAAAAGTGCAATCATGGTCGCATTTGCCAGCGTGGCCGGTTTTTTGGGCTACGTCATGCGTGCGTTCGATAATCGGACGCGCGTATTGTGGACCCGGGCCATCATTGAGAGCATGGCGGCCGGGTTCGTCGGTGCCCTGACCCTGCTAATGTGCGGGGCCATGGGTCTGTCGGACCAGTGGACCGGCGTTACCGTCGGCGTGGCCGGCTGGCTGGGAGCAAATGCGAGCATGGGGGTCCTGTCGCGGGTTGTATTTGAGCGGCTGGGAATTGAACAAGAGAAGGAAGATAACGATTATGTTAGGCGCGATACTAAATCTGTTTTCGAGGAAACGGCTACTGGTGGAATACATGCTGATTGCGGGCCTTGTGATGCTGGGCGGAATGACGGCCGGTATGTGGGCGATGAAACGGGAGCTGTCGATCAGATTAGACGCGACTGAAAAGCAAAGCGAGTATTTTAGCGAGCGCTTGCAAATCGCCCGGGATTATATCGAGACCCAACACAAAACGATTGAAGAACTGCGCGACACGATGAAGCGCAATGAAAACGCATTATCTAAATTGAGCCGGACGGTGCAGCATGCAAACGAAACTGACGCGGAATTCCGTAAAGAATTCGACAAGATTAAATCAAACCGGGAAACGCTGGATTTTCTTAATACTCGCGTGCCCGATGATGTTGCCCGCTTGCTCAACGGTGACGCCCAAACCCCAGCAGCCGCAAACGATAACCCGCGTTGAGTATCTGCGACCGGACGCCAGTTTGACCACACCTTGTCCACCGATGCGCAGACACAATGTGGTCACCGTCGCCGATATGGTCCGGGAAATTCAAGCCCACCGGCTTGCATACGCGAAATGCCGTGCTAAAATGGACGTTATTAACGAATTTTTTAATGGGCACTCCGATAAATAATGGCTGACGAATTTAAAAACGCTTTGCAGGATACCCGCGAATTTACTCGCGGGGAGCTTGCGCTGCGCAATAAATTCGTAAAGGAATATTTAAAAGACTTCAATCACGTTAAAGCCGCAATGCGTTGCGGCTTTTTGTCTGTCTTCGCCGAAGATTGGGGACAACGGCTGCTGACTGATCCCTACGTGCAGTCGAAGATTGATCAGGATCGATCCGACGTTGACCCGGTAGAGACCGATAAGCAAATGATCCTGCGCACGCTGCGCGAGTGCATGGCCAACGGTCAGCATGGGACGCGCGTCGCTGCTGCCAAAGCAATGATGACAATTCTTGGTATGGATAAAAAGGCCGAGGATAATACGGCGGCTCAAGATTTGGTTCAGGCATTTGCCGAATTTGCGGATAAGGTTAAGTAATGGATAATCAACTGCTCAAAACCCAAATGGCGCGATGGTATCCACTGATTGATCATCCTACGCAAATCGCGCTGAACAATGCTGTTGCAGAAGGCTATCGCTTCCCCATCGTTGCAGCAGGCCGGCGCTCCGGCAAAACCGAACGCGCTAAACGGTTCGTCGCCAAAATGGCGATGAAAACGCCCGGCAAAATGTTTTTCGCTGCGGCTCCCACGTACGGGCAGGCTAAACGCATTTTCTGGGCCGACTTGAAAGCGCTCACGCTGTCGTGTTTGCATCCGCAGCAGCCTAGCGAATCGGAATTGATCATTCGGCTTCCGAATCTGTCGGAAATACACGTGATTGGTCTGGACAAGCCCCAGCGTTTCGAGGGTATTCCTTGGGGAGGTGGTTGCATCGATGAGATTGCGGACGTTAAGGGTGACAGCCTAGGCGCAAACATCATGCCTGCGCTCAACACCATTGACCCGCGCAACCCCGACTATCGGGCGTGGTGCTGGTTCACCGGGGTTCCGGAAGGCATGAACCATTTCTACGATATGGCCCAACTGGCCCAGTCGGGCGACCCGGATTACAAATTCTTCACATGGAAAAGCGCGGAAATTCTGCCCGCTGACGTGATTGCAGCGGCGAAACGTAATATGTCGCCGAAGCAATTCCGGCAGGAATATGAAGGTTCATTCGAGACGGCCGGTGGCAAGATTTACGAAGATTATTCAAAGGCGAATTACACCGATTACACGGTTAACCCGTTCGATGCGCTGCACTGGTCGCATGATCAAAACTATACGCCGCTGTCATCGTGTATCGCTGTCATTCGCAACGGTATCCCGTATTTCGTCGACGAAATTGTTTTGGAATCAGCGATTAGCCGCCAAAGTGCGGAAGAGTTTGTCCAGCGCTACAAAAATCACCGAAACAAAACGGTGTACATTTATGGTGACCCGGCCGGGCGTGCCGGGGAAAAGCACGGGCACAAATCAGACTATACGGAAATTGAGGACGTGCTACGGCTCAACGGCTGGAAGTTTGAACGTCGGGTTAAGCGGGCACACCCTGCAATTAAGGACCGGCAAAACTCCGTCCGTGCTAAAATTCTCGCTGCGGACGGGTCAATTTCATTGTACGTTAATCCTAAAACGGCCGAATGGGTCCACAAAGGATTAGCTACCGTACAATTTCTTCCCGGCTCAACTTTTCAGGAAGACCAAACGAACAAATACCAGCACATCACAACGGCGGTCGGCTATTTCGTCGATTACCATTGGCCGCAGGGTTCGTCCGGTATCCAACAAACTATTACGGCAGGAAATTACTAATGGTTGCGAACGTAGACCAAAAACACCCACTGTATACCGCCAACATTGACAAATGGTCGGCAGCGCGTGATGCGTATTCCGGGCAATTCGCGGTCAAATCAAAACGGGATTTGTACCTGCCGAAAACGTCCGCTATGGAATTGGATTGGAACGTCGGTGATGGGATCGGCCAGAAAGCATACGCCGCATACCTGAAACGCGCTCGCTTCCCCGAATTCATGCGCCGTGCGGTGGCCACATTCGTCGGGATGCTATGGCAGCAGGCGCCGACGATTGAGCTACCGGAACGCATGAAAGCGATCCTTGACCGCGCCACACCCAACGGTGAGCCGCTGACCCTGTTGATGCGTCGCATCAATGAAGAGCAACTCATCACGGGTCGGTGCGGCCTGCTGGTTGACTGGCCCAATGTGGTTACCGGCGATTCGTTGCCGTATATTTCGCTTTACAACGCGGAAAGCATCATCAATTGGGACGCTAACGAATTTCAGAATGGCGAGCGCTCGCTAAATATGGTTGTACTGGATGAATCCGGCTATCGACGGTCTAACGTATTTGATTGGACGAAAGTTTCAAAGTACCGCGCGTTATTCTTAGGTGATGAATCAGACAATGAAAATTCGGGTGCGTATTATCAGCGTATCTATTCAGAAGCCGGTGACGGTTCCGACGCATTGAATTCCGTTGATATCGTCCCGAAAAATATGGGCGCAAGAATTAAGCAAATCCCGTTTGTTTTCGTCAATTCGTCCGATATCGTCGCGGAGCCGTCCGACCCCCCGATGATGGAACTGGTCAACGCAACGTTTGCCGTTTATCGGAATGACGCTGATTATCAGCAGGCGCTTTTCATGCAGTCGCAAGATACGCTGATCATTTCCGGCGACGTACCGGCCGCTGATCGTGACGTGCCGATTCGCACTGGTGCGGGCGCTGTCATTCGGCTTGAGCAAGGTGCGTCGGCCCAGTACATCGGCGTCAACAGTCAGGGTCTGCCGGAGCAACGGCAAGCGGTGCAGGCGGGGTATGCGTTCTGTGCGGAGCTTGCCGGCCAGTTGACGGGCGAATCAGTCAACATCCAGTCGGGCAAGGCGCTGCAAACCCGCATGGCTGCGCAGACCGCGTCCCTGAAACAGATTGCGTTGACGTGTGCGGCCGCTACTGAACGGGCGTTGAAGATCATCGCCGAATGGGTTGGTGCAAACCCGGATGAAGTTAAAGTCACGGCAAATACAGAATTCGTCCTCAACGATTTGTCGGGGCAGGATTTGACGCAAATGCTCACCGCAAAAGGGTTGGGCGCGCCGCTGTCGCAGGAATCGATCCATGATACGATGCGTCGTGGCGGCTATACACAACTGACGTATGATGAAGAAATGAAGAAATTAGGTGAGGAATCTAACAATGGAATCTAAAACATTGATTCGGCGGCAAATCGAACGCATTCGGAAACTGCGCTTACTCGGAGCGAAGACTACAGAATGCATCGTGTATGACAAAGCAACCGGAATGATTAGCAGCGATGTCGCGGCCGATTGATGATCTAAAAGCCGCGTTTGGTGACATTATCGAACGAACGCGCGCTGGTCTGACGGAATTGTTAGGAACCAAAATTTACGTCAATGAATGGGCGGTTTCTGACGGCTATCTGCTGGATATTAATTTGCGTCCGGATAAAAAGCATCCGGCGCTAACGCTGTCGGCGACGTATGTTGATAAGGCGCGCAACGAATTCTCGGTGATGCGCGTCGTCGAATACAACCCGCAAACGGGCGCACTTAAAACAATGCACAACGAATTGTTGGAAGTGCCGCCCGTCTATCAAAGCCGACATGCCGCCGACGTTGTGAACCGCCATATGGCCGGCGAGTTCCGTCGGCTTGGTGGGCGCCGAATTGAAATGCACGCGAACCTGAATGCTGGCGGCTATGCGTGGCTGCGAAAGGGAGTTTTTCCGGCGAGCAAAGCGGAATTGGACCGGATTGTTTCGGCGGCGAATATTCCGGAATCGTCTAAACAGAAATGGCTGAGCTGGGACTATGAGACGGCAAAGCGTAAAATACTGGATTGGAAGTCGGCGCAAGAATTTAAGCCCGCTTTTAGTGGTTCTAGTTGGTATGGCAGCGTTGATATTAAAAGTGCTAATGCTTTTAATATATTCACTGGTTCTAACATTACTGACGACAAAACCGTAAACGAACAATGGCAGAGTGAGATTATCGCGCGAAGCGTTCGGTATGAACAATTCGCGGAATCGCTGTCGGATCGTGTCGCGGAAATGCTCGATTCGGTTAGTGACCGAATTTTATCGAAGCTTTCTAAATCGATGGAAAATCCGACACGCGCGCAAGCACGGATGATAGATGTTGCGGACGCCATTGCAGCGCTGCGCGCGGAACGGTGGACCGACGTTGACAAGCTGGTCACGGAGACGACCATCAAGCTTGCCCGGGCCGAAGCGGCAGCTACTCAGGATTGGATGACTACACGCTTGCCCGTCCGCGTTGATACGCTGCTGCCCAGCGCCCGGACACTGACTAGTGTGGTCACCGCTCGCCCGTTCCATGGCCGGCTGCTGTCGGGCTGGCTGGACCGTCTCAGCGACAACGATACGGCGCGGGTCCGGAATGCTGTGCAGACGGGCATCGTGTCGGGCCAGTCGGCGTCACAGATTGCCCGCGACATTACCGACGGTATCACTGCAAAACGCACTGACGCGGAAATACGGTCAGTTGTGCGCACTGCCGTCGCGCATATTTCTAACGCATCACGTGAGCAATTTTTTAGTGAGAACAAAGATTTGTTCAGCGAAGAATTGTTTGTTGCCACACTGGATAGCCGCACTTCTCCGATTTGTCGCGCGCTTGATGGGCAACGTTTCGCAATCGGTGAGGGTCAGCGTCCACCGCTTCATTTCAACTGCCGAAGCATCCGCGTGGCCGTTTTCTCTACAGCCTTGGGTGAGCGCCCAAGCAACCCCGCGACCGAACGCCAGTTGCTCGACGAATTTAATCGAGAAAATGGACTGGATGCGAAGAGTCGTGATAAACTTCCCCATGGAATGAAGGGGAAATTCGATAAATTCGCCAACAAACGAAAACGCGAGATTATCGGGCAAATTCCCGCGAAAACCAATTACGAAAAATGGTTGCGCGATCAATCCGACGAATTCCAAAATGAAGTTTTAGGAATTAAACGCGCAAAACTTTTCCGTGATGGGGATTTAGAGCTTAAGGATTTTGTGCGACCCGACGGCAAGCAAATTAGCCTAGCGGATTTGTACAAAGATTACGAAGCAACCTTTAAACGATTAGGGATCGAATTATAAATGAAACTGAAATTCGCTGTTGAAAATCTGGCCGATGTTCCGGAGCAATTCCAATCGCTTTACGAACAAAATGGCGATAAATACGAATTCGCTGGTGTCGAAGGTATTTACAAACAAGACGATATCAATCGTCTGCAAGAGGCGCTGCGTAAAGAGCGCAACGATCATAAAAGCGTGAAAGAAAAATATTCGGCGCTTAATGGCCGGGATGTTAACGAGATTCTTGCGGAGCTGGACCGCATCGAGGAATACAAACAGGCAGCGGGCGGTAAAATCGACGAAGCCAAATTAACGGAAATGGTTGAAGCCCGAATTAAAGGACGGGTTGCACCTATCGAGCGCGAGAAAGCGCAACTGACTGAAAAACTCGCGGAGTTAACGGGTCAAATCGAACAATTCAAGCGCGCCGAAGTGCAGCGCAAGATCAGCGACACGGTAACTGAAGCGCTCCGTAAATCGGCCGGCCTGCAACCCACCGCATTCGACGACGCGCTTATGCTGGCCGAACGCGTATTTGAGATTGACGAACTGGGCCGCGTCGTGACGCGCGATGGTGTGGGTGTCACGCCCGGGATTGATCCTGCCGTGTGGTTATCCGAGGTCAAGAGCAAGCGCCCGCACTGGTGGGGTCCGACTGTCGGCGGCGGTGCTGCTGGTAGCCACACTGGCGGTGTGTCGTCCGATAATCCGTGGTCTGCTAAATCGTGGAATATGACAAAGCAGGCAGAGATTATGCGCGAGAATATGGAACGCGCTCAACAAATGGCCCGGTCAGCCGGTAGTTTTGTCGGTGCTACGTCGCCGAACAAAGCTTGACGGCTGATTAAAAAATAGCTAGGCTACCGTCATGGCCGCCGTACCATGGGGTTATGACGGTTAATCCCCAAATCGTTTAATTTAGGAAATTAAAATGGCGACTGTACGATTATCGGATGTTGTTATTCCCGAGTTTTATTACAATTACGTTGTGGCCGATACGGCCGAAAAAACCGAACTGGTGACGTCGGGCGTTATTGAACGTTCGTCGCAACTGGATGACGCACTGTCCGGCGGTAGCTATCTGTTTAACCTGCCGTTTTGGAACGATCTGAAAAACGAGGAAGAAAACATTTCCTCGGATGATCCGGCAGTTAATTCGGTGCCGAAGAAAATCACCGCAAATAAGGAAGTTCAAGTACGGCTGGCCCGAAACCAGTCGTGGTCGGCTATGGACCTGTCGGGTCAACTGGCCGGCTCGGACCCCATCGCCGCCACGCTGTCGCACATTGCGAGCTATTGGCGTCGTCGGCAACAAGCCGCATTCGTTGCAACGATGGCCGGCCTGTTTGCGCAGAACGACACGATTACCGACGCGACGCACACCCAATACGATTTAACGCACGATATTAAAGGTACTACCTTTACTAATGGCGTTACTACGTTCAGTGCCAAAGCATTTAACGATGCAATTCTGACCATCGGTGACGCGATGGGCGATCTTTCGGCGATTATGGTTAACTCCGTTGTTTTCACTCAAATGAAAAACAACGATCTTATTAAGTACGTGCCCGAATCGCAGATTAACGCAATTGCTTCGCAGCAGTATTCGGGCGGTGTCCCCACGTTCCAAGGCCGGCGTGTCATCATTGACGATGCCGTTCCGATGCGCGCTGGTGTTGCGGAGACGTGGATTTTCGGTCGCGGTGCCGTGAAAATGGGCCTGTGGACGCCCCCGGGTAACAAGGGCTTCGAGTATGAACGCAAACCCTCGGGCGGTAATGGTGCCGGTGAGGAAATTGTTCATTCCCGTCTGCACATGTGCATTCACCCGACCGGCCACGCATGGAACGTCGCCAGTGTTGCAGGCGGTGGTCCGACCAATGCCAATACTGCCGGCAATCTCGCCAACGCAGATAGTTGGAAACGAGTATTCCCCGAACGGAAACAAATCAAAATCGCACGGTTAATTACCCGCGAATTCTGATTTAGTTAAACGTTCAGCGGGGTCTAAATGGCCCCGCTTTTTATTGGGGAATTGAAATGACGTTTGATCCGCAAGTAATTCAAGAATACCTTAATAAACGAGAGAAACTCTACAAACCGGCCGACCAGACGACGGCCGAGGTTGACCCTGCCCAGTTGCAAGCGGCTGTTGAGCGGGCGGTTTCTGGCAATGTGGCCACCCAAGTGCAGACGGCCGTTGACGCGGCGGTACCGCGTGCGCTGTCGTCGCTCAACGTTCTAAAGGCTGACGGAACGGTCAAGCTGACCGGCGATATCGATGCAGATAGCCACACTGTTACCAACCTGAAGCGGCCCAGCGCGTCGCATCATGCTGCGACGAAACAATACGTTGACGAACAAATTGCGAGCGTCCCCAGCGGTGGCGGCGGTAATGGCGCGCCCGGTCCGCGTGGCCCGCAAGGCGATCCCGGCCCCAAGGGCGATATTGGACCTACCGGCCCTGCTGGTCCCCAAGGTCTCAAGGGTGAGGCCGGTCCGACTGGCCCCCAAGGTTTGCAAGGCCCACCCGGACCCAAGGGCGACAAAGGCGAGCCCGGCGAGCGTGGCCCTGCAGGCCCCCAAGGTTTGCAAGGTCCCCCGGGACCGGCTGGCGGCGGTTCGGGTGGCGGTGTTGAGCAACAATACGTAGATAATGCCGCAGCGTCGGCAATTACTACGGCAGTTGACCAAGCCAAAACCTATACCGACGCGCAAATTGATGAGGTCAAGAAGACCATTCCGCAAGGCGGTGGCGGTGGCGGCACGCCCGTTCCGGGGCCGAAGGGTGAGCGCGGGGAGCCCGGTCCGAAGGGCGATGCTGGCCCTGCTGGCCCCGCTGGCCCGGCCGGTGAGCGCGGACCCAAAGGCGATTCCGGAGAGCGTGGCCCCGTTGGTCCAATGGGGCCTGCTGGTCCCGCTGGTAACGGCGGTGGCGCTGCGGCGCCGGAACCCGATGAAACGGTGTTTGGCCCGCTGATCAATGCCGGTGTGACGCTCAAGGACGCCCCGGAAAATCCGGTGCCGCAACTGCCCGACCCGCAAAATTTTGAGCAATACAAACCCGTCAAAGCGCAATACTACGAAACTCCTATTGCGAAAATCACGCGCAATAAGGAAGCGATTGGCGCTGGTGAAAAACCGTATCGCTCCGATTATTCGCGGCGGAATCCGTTTAACTGTGACAACACGCTGTTTTTAACGTATCGCAAGGATGGCTATTGGTTTGTAAATGACGCTAAAACACTGAAGCCCATCGGCGACGCGCTGCCCAGCATGGCGACCGACTGCGAGCCGTGCTGGTCGGAAACCGATCCCCACATGTTGTGGGCGCTGCCTCCGTATGGCGAGGGTTGCAAACTCTACGAAATTAATGTGGACACCCGCAAAGTCGTCAAGACATACGAATTAGCGGACCGCATTAAAGCATGGTGGCCGGATGCCGGCCGCTGCTGGACCAAATCTGAGGGCTCCCCGTCGCGTGACGGCCGCTACTGGTGCTGGATCGTCGAGACTGCAGCCTATGAGGTGCGCGGAATCGTCGTGTTTGACCGTGTGGAAGACAAATTCATTGCGCATATGGATGCGACGGTGAAACCCGACCATACATCAATGACACCAAGCGGTAAATACGCAATTATTTCGTGGGCTTACAATGAACCGCTCGGAACGCGCGCATACACGCGCAATCTGACGGACAAACACCCTGCCGCGACGGGGAATGATCCGTACATTAAACTTCACACGCAATCCGAACATAGCGATATTGCTATTACTAAGGACGGGCGCGAAGTTTATGTAGCTGCCGATTATACCGGTAACAACGGTCAGCTTTTCATGGCTGACGTTGAAACCGGAGCGCGTACTAATCTGCTCTACATGTATGATCGCGGTACTGCGACGGCTTACCACATCGGTGCAAAATGCTATGATGCTCCGGGATATGTGGTTGTCTCGACGTATCAAGAGCATTTAGGGACCGACACTGACGTAAATAATTTGCGGAACAAACCGTTAATGCAATGGTATCACCGCAAAGTTTTCGTTATGTCGCTGGAGGAAAACCCGACGTATAAGGTTCTCTGCTGGGCAGATTCGGATCGTCTTAAACACTGGCCGAATAATGACGGCTACTGGGCCGAACCGCAAGCGACTGTCAATAACAATTTAACGCGCGTCATGTTCAATTCGAGCATGAATAGCGTTAATGTTAGCGACATTGAAACGTTTATGGTTGCAATCCCGGAAGGCACTTTCCCTAGTGTCAAACGGAAAATTGACCTTCGCGCATACGTCAAAAAGGACGGCTCGACGGCATTTACCGGTCCGGTGGACGCTGGCGGTAACAATGTGGTTAACGTCAAGGAACCTACAGAAGCTAATCATTCGGCAACTAAAAAATACGTTGACGACAAAGCGGCTGAAACGCTGACGGCGGCGAAAACGTATGCTGACGAAAAGGCCGCAACTGGTGGCGGTGGTGGGGGTGGCGGTGTCGCCATGCCCGTTATCATCGGCTCCCAGCACTACGCGGTGTATCGGATTCCAGATGCTGGCGGCAACGGCGCGTCAGTTGACGGGCCGACGCAAAACGCGCATCCTACGCTCAAAATCACCTTTGCGTCGGAAGCAACCATTACTGTCCCGGTGGCGGGCTGGTATGAAATTCAGTTGCAAATGCAAAACGGCAAGGATATGACGGCCGGGTATTGGCTTAATAATGGTATTACCAAATTCCCCGAGGTTGTCGGTGTCTCGACCGTTGCGCAAACCCGCATGGCATCCGCCGCTGGTAACATCACGTTCTACGCGCGCTGCGAAAAAGCTACCCCGTATCGCATTTGCCTGTCGTCATACGGTGGCACTTTTGAAGGTCGCGCCGCAAATCTTACTGTCCGAATGATCGCACCTGTCTAATATGGCTACAATTAATCCGCCTGCTGGAAATGCTTCCGCCGTTCAAACACTCCGTGATGCGGTCCGCTCGAATGAAGAAATTCATTTAGCGCGGGGCACGTGGATTATTGACGATCAAATTGATTTGGCGGGAATTTGCGGGAAAATCACCGCTGATGCGGAGGCCGTCATTCGGCTTCCGGAAAACACTAAACGGGAAGGGTTCCTCATCCGGAACCTTTCCAAACCGTTAGTGTTTGAACCGAAAAAGGTGGTTTCAGAAACCACATTCAAGGGGCAGGAAGCGCCGTTTTATATCATCAATCAAGGAAACGTCACGATTCGCGGCGCTGACATTTCCGGCATCCAATACGGACACGCAATTAGCGTCCGAAACACTAAGGATGGTGACGAATGCAAATTCGTGACAATTTCCAATTGCAAAATCCAAGCACGACAGGTCGACGAACGTGTTAACGCTGACGAACGCACGACAGCTATTGCCGTTAACGGCACTCTGGAATTTGAAACGGGCCATTCGTCGCCGAACCGGCAATACGTCGCGCTACATAAGCCGCCCCGTGTGGTCAAACCGATTAGCTATCCGATCATCACGAATAACGATATCGCTGGTGGATATTACGCTATCGAATTATCTGGGGTGCATGGTGGATATGTCACGTATAACTGGATGAAAATGAATACGCGCGGGCTTTCGATGCAGAATGGTTCCGTATCGAATCAAGTGCGTTATAACAATGTCATAGACAATATTTCGGCAGCTATCCATTGCGCATATGGCGCTGTCGGCAACATCATCGAGTTTAACAATATTGAAAGTAGCCGCGCAGAAGGCGAAGGGTTATTGCAGGCATACGTCGGCAGCACTGGTAATATTTTCCGAGGCAATCGCGTTTCGTGTAATGTGACCGGAGACACCCGACCGAAGTATATGCTTTACTGCGCAGTTGATTCGGGATCGAATGTTTTTGAAGCTAATTTCCTCAATGGTTCCGCTAAAAATGCGCTGATTGGGGTGGAATCCGACTGGTCAAACAGTATCAATCTGGCGTATCATCGGAGCTATCGCGCGAGTAACGACGACAACAATATGGCCGGTGACCACATGAAGGCTGTGTCTATTTGTCGAAACGTTTTCCGCGACGGCACACCGGGTCGGGCGATCTTGCTTAGTTCGGTCAATGGTAAAAAGCTTTCGGATATTTACTGCTATGGTAACGTCATTCCTTCAGGATTAACTAACGACTTTATCGGCAAAGAAAATATCTCGCAAGTTTTCAACGTTCAGGGATTTTAAATGAAAGATCAAATTATCCAAGCAATTAAAAATGCCACGCTTGAAGCCCCTATCTGGGACGATGACGGTCGGATCAGCGTTGACTACGTGCAAACCTACGTGACGACGGGGAAAGTCACGCGCAAGGCCATCGAGGAAGCTGCGCCGCGCTTCACGCGCGACGTGCTGGCCCAGCACCTTGCATCCCTATCGCCGCGCACGGTCGAGGTTCCGGAATCCCCCGAGGAAATGCCCGACACGGATATTGATGATCATTCCGTCAATGTGCAGGCGTATTTGCGCCAACGCATTAAATCGTCCGAGGATGAAGCTAAATACGTCGCCGAATTGGCCGAAAAGGGTATCGACATTAACCGAATCGCTCGCATCGTCGCGGGTATTATCGGGCGCGCGCAATGAGTTTCGTTGTCGAAGACGGGCACGGTGTTTCGGACGCTAACAGTTATGTTACCGTCCGATTTGCCGACGACTATTTAGCGTATCGAACCGATTTTGATTGGTCCACGCGAACGGTCGAGCAAAAGCAAGCCGCACTGGTGCAGGCCACCGCCTACGTTGACGCGCGCTATGGGCGGCTGTTTGCGGGCCGGGTGGCTACACCTACGCAAGCGCTGGCGTGGCCGCGACAGGGTTCCGGGTATGATGGACTTCCCGTCGTGCTGAAACGCGCGGTGGCCCTATACGCAGCCTATGCGGCCGTGTCTCCGCTGGCACCTGCCCCGGCAACGTCGGGCGGCCTTGCACAAGGTGTGGTCACCGAAAAGACGGTCGGCCCGATTAGCAAAAAATTCGCCGCCGTAACAAAAGGGTATGGATCGCAAGTTGAGCAATGGCGAATGCTGCCGGAACCGGACGCATTGATTAATCAACTAATCAGCGGTATTAATGCTGGAAACAGGTGCTATCGATAATGTCATCGTTCGGGTATGAAGAGTTTGAAGCGCTCGCTAAGGAAATGATTGCCGAAACCGGCCGTATGGTCGATTTTGTCAAACTGGAATCGGGCGCGACCGATCCGGAAAAACCTTGGCTTGGCCCGGGTCAACCGACCATTGCGCAGATTACCCGGTGCCCGGCGACGTTCGTTCCAGCGGGTTCGGGTGGCTGGGGTACCAATGTGGTTACCGAAGAAATGCTCAAGCGCACCAACATGATTTGCATCACCGCGTCGGCGTTCGCGTTACCGTCTCGTGTTGATCGAATCGACGACGGCGGTATGTCATACGGCATCGAATGGCGGCAAACTCTGCGACCGGCCGAAAATGCAATCGTCGAAATGTTCGGGGTTAAACGATGAAATACGTTCAGGCACGCGATGTATTGTATAAAGCGGTCAATACGATAGCCACACAAGCAGGCACGCGCGTAATCTGGGATCATTTGGCGTCGTCGGTGCCCGGCGAAATGATCCCTTGGATTCGCCCGTCAATCATTCACACGGACGGGCGGCAAGCGTCCCTGTCGTGCTATGCCGGGACGATGCGGTATGATCGGAGCGGGTTGCTTGCCATCCAAGTATTCGTACCGGCTGGCGGGCAAAGCGGTGCCGCATATGAGACCGCACAATATTTCGTCGATGGTTTGCAAGCGTTTCGGCATGATACCGTTTGGTTGCGAAACATCAAAATGGTTGACGTGGGGATTGATGGGGCTTTCTCACACGTCAACGTATCCGCAAACTTCAGATTTGATCAGGTGCAATAATGGCAGACTGCAAAACATACGTATTAGATTCTAACGCGACAGGTTTACGCTATACCGTCGAAAAATGCCCCGGGGAATTGGAATCGCTGCCGGTTTGGTTCGCCGCCGAACCGAATAGCTATTCCGACTTCGGTGCAAAACTGACGACGCAAACGCGGAACGTCATTTCCGAATCGTCGCAATTGCAAAAGGGCGTCATCACCGACTTGGAAGCGTCGTGCGGCTTCAACCAAGACTTGACCCATGACAATTTCCAGCGGCTGTCGCTCGGATTCTTCCGCACGAACGGTCGCACGAAACCCGGCAGCAGCCGCCCGGATGCGTCGCAAATTGCTATTACTTCGATTACTGCGACCGAAATTAAATTTGCCGGAACGGTTGCGGGCATTAAAGTTGGGCACCTGATTCACATTGAAGACGGCGCTAACGATGATCGCGGACCGTTTATCGTGACTGGCGTTGCTACTACGGGTGGCGTGACAACGGTGACCACATCGGGGATGAATCCCGTTGCGTCGCCGGCTGCTGATGCGCGCGTGTCTGTCGTTGGCATTTTCTTTGCACCCGGCACGACGAATTTATCTTATAACGTGGAAAATGGTGCGTCTCAAATTTTCCGTAAAAGTGGCGCGGATAATTTTACGCAACTTGGATTATCCGAGGGCGAATGGGTTTATGTCGGTGGCGACCGCGAAGATAACCGCTATAAAGTGCATGGCTTTGCGCGTATTGATCGAATCTACAATAACGCATTGCGTTTTGACAAAATCTCGTGGGTTAAAGCTGCGCATGATGATACCAGCGTAGATACCAAAACCATTTATCTGTTTTGGGCCGATTGTATCGTTAACGAGAAAAATCCGACCAAAGTTGTTAAGCGCACTTATCAATTTGAACGTTCGCTCGGAAAAGATGCCGATGGCCCGATGTACGAATACATTATCGGTGCGGTTCCTAATGAGGCAAAAATCTCGATTGCGCAGGCCGATAAAGTCAATATCGATATGTCGTTCACGGCGCAAGATGCCGAATATGTCAACGGCAAGCAAACGCGCAAACCCGGTTATAACGGCGTCGTTAAAGCCGGTGACACCTATAACACGTCATCGGATATGACGCGAATTAAACTGGCGCTGGTCGATAATAAGACCGACGATATCAAACCGTTGTTTGCGTTTGCGACGACGCTTGATATTTCGATCAAAAACAATACGTCACCGGCTAAAGCAATCGGCAAAATCGGTGCTATCGATAGCGTTTACGGTTCGTTTGAAGTGGGCGGTTCGGGCACGTTCTACTTTGCCGACGTGGAAGCGACACGTGCCGTGCGCAATAACGCCACTGTCACGCTGGACGTTGTTATGACGAAAGCGCAGAAAGGCATTGTTATTGACATTCCCGAGTTGACACTCGGCGACGGTAAAATTACCATTGAAAAGGACCAGCCGATTACCGTTCCGCTGGAATTCAATGCCTACGAATCAAAATTCGGCAGCACGGCAAGTATTTCTTTCTTCCGTTATCTGCCCAAAATTGCACGGAGCTAATTAAATGAATCTGTTTAAACAATTCGCCACCGATCCCCGCGCCGAAAAAGAAGGTGTACGATTTGAAATTGGCGTGAATAGCAAGGGTGAAACCATTGCATTCCAAATTGCGCGGGCTGGCGGCGCTAACGTCCGGTATGCCAAATCCATCGAAGCGAAAACCAAACCGTACCGTATGCAAATTCAAGCCGGCACGATTGACCCTGAAATTGCGGCGCGCCTCATGCGCGAGGTGTTTGCGGAGAGTGTGGTTATCGGATGGGAAGGTGTCGAGGATGAAAACGGCGAGCCGCTGACGTACTCGCCCGAAGCCGCCGCGGCGCTGTTTGAAAAGCTTCCGGAGCTTTACGCACTGCTGCAAGAGCAAGCCCAAAATGTCGCACTGTATCGAAAGGAAGTGCTGGATAACGTTGCAAAAAACTGATTGAGGCCCTGATCTTTTCTCTGCAACACGGCGCGCACTATGACACCATCGTCAGACAGTGCGCGCTAAATCACATGGAATTGCCGCCGCAATTCAAAAACGCGCCCGCTATACAATTCGGCAACGAATTATATCAGCGGGCGTTTTTGGATTTATCGTCGTGCCGGCAAATTGCAGAGTACGGGGAAGGGCCGATCAGTTGGAAGCTAATCAATGAATGGTGCGACCGAAACGAGATTGACGCCGACACGCGCGAGGATATGCAATACGTCATTCCGCAAGTTGACGCTAAATATCTGGAATTCCGAAACAAGCAAATAACCGATCAATTGAAAAAATGAACCTGAATCAGTTTGGTGACAAAATAAAGCGCGTCGCTATCAACGTGCCTAAAAACGCCGATGAAATTGTGCGGAAAGTTGCGCTTGTGGCTGGCCAGACTATCACCATGGCGACGCCAGTTGACACCGGTCGCGCACGCGCCAACTGGCAGGTCGGGATAGGCGCTGCGCCGGGCGGAACGGTAGAATACTCGGGTGGCGGGGCTGGCGCAGCAGGCTATGCCATCGGTGCGGCTGCCAATGTGGTTACCACATACAAGGGACAGCCGGGCGGAATTTGGCTGGTAAACAACCTGCCTTATATTCAGCGTCTAAACGAGGGATGGTCAGCGCAAGCGCCGGCTAAATTCGTTGAGCAAGCAATAGATACAGCAGTTAACGCGATTCGAGATAGTAAGGTGATTAAATGACGACTGAAAACATTCAGATTCACATATCGGAAACAGGCGCGCGCACTGTCTCGAAAAACATCGAAGGAATTGGGACTAGCGCGAAAACCGCCAGTAGCGCCATCGAATTCCTTAAGGGTGCAATGGTCGGGGCATTCGCAGCCGGGGCGCTTGGTGCGCTGACAAAGTACGCTAATTCTTGGCAATCAATTAGCACGCAAATTAAATTGGCGACCAAATCGCAAGAGGAAGCGGTAGCAGTGCAGGAAAAATTGGTGTCGCTGGCCAAGCGCACTGGTTCGGACCTTGAATCGACGGTTGGGCTCTATACGAACATCGCCCGTGCTGCCGGTGAAATGGGCAAGTCGCAAAACGAGTTGATTAAATTCACCGAAAACATGAATAAGGTATTGTCTTATTCTAATGTTTCGGCGAATGACGCTAAAAACGCGCTAACGCAATTGGGGCAGGCGCTCGGCGGCGGAACCATTCGCGCGCAAGAATTCAACTCGATCCTGTCGGCAACGCCGGCAGTAATGCAAGTCGTCGCCAAGAATATTGCGGGCGTTGACGGCTCAATTGCAAAACTGCGCGAAAAAATGAATGCCGGTCAATTGTCGGCTAAAGAATTTTTTGAGGCATTCCAGAAAGGCGGCAAAGATATTGATGAAGCATTCTCGAAAACGCCGAATACCATCGGAAATGCAATTAGCCGGTTAAACACTAATCTAACGGAATTCATCGGTAAAATTGCGGAATCAAGCGGAATTCTATCCGCTATGGCTAACGCAATTGATTTTGTATCGAATAATCTAACCGTGCTGTCGGCGGTGCTCGCTGTCGTCGGTGCTCGCGTCGCAGTCGCGTTTGGGCCGGCTGCCATCGCTGCTGTGCGCGGATTCATGGCTGTAGTCGCGGCACATCCGTTCGTTCTGCTGGCCACCGCCGTCGCGGCCGCAATCGGCTATGTCATTCAGATTCGGGACCAAATCAAGGTGTTTTCCGGTGGGGTTGCCACATTGGGCGACGTATTCGACGTACTGGCCGACCGGATGCGTGCTGCGCTGTCGTCAGCGGCTCAATGGTTCGTTGACCTTGCCAATTCCGCCCGCGCAAGTCTGTCGGCGGTGACGGGCTTCTTTGAGCCGGTGGCCAGCGCTTTCCGCGCAGCATTCGGCGACCTTGACTTGTCGTTTGCCGGGATCGCGCAGGGGTTCGGTCGTGCGCTTGACATGATGACGGCGACCGTGCGCAGCATCGGCCCGCGAATCTCGCACCTGCTGGAAAACATTCCGGCTGCGTTTGAATTAGCATTCAAGAAAGCCGTCAACGGCTATTTGTCTGGCCTCGAATCAATGGCGAACGGCGCCGCCAGTGTGGTTAACAAGATCAGCCGTGCCGTTGGCGGTGGGGATTTGTTGGGCGTTGCAAAACTTCCCCGGCTGAATGTATCGTCTGAAGCGCAGAAATTCGCGGAAGATCAGAAGGCAATCTGGCAGAAAGCATATTCGGACCTGAAAAACTCCGGCGCTGAAAAATGGGTTATCGATACGCTGCAAGCAATCGAGAAGAAAGCCGCCGCGCGCCGGAAAACGACGGTCAATCTGGACGCGGTGCCGGCCGCTGCCTCGCTGAGTGCTGCTGCCGCATCCGGCAAGGCTGGTAAGGCCACGACACAACGCGACGAATTCGCCGACCTGATCAGTCAAATCGATGCGGTCGGAGAAGCAACGCGACGTTTCGCCGCTGGTCAGAAAGTATTGGACGACGCATTTTCCGAAGGCCGAATTAAGAACGTCAAGGAATATGAACGTTATTTTGGCCTGCTGCGCCAACAATATCAGGATGCAATCAACCCGGTCGGCGCATACCTGAATCAAATCCGCGATGAAATGGATTTGCTCAAATTGTCAGCCTCCGAACGTGATGCGCAGCGCACATCGATGCAAGCGGTCAACCAATTGCGTAAACAGGGTGTGGAAGTTTCAATTAGCGAGCAAGTGGCAATCAAGGAAGCGATAACCACACTCAAGCGCGAGACGGAAGCCATACAAGCGCAGGATGAAATGCGCAAAAATTCAATTGCGCGACAGGAAGAGGAATTCCGGAAGAAACTGCAATACGCGCGCACGCTGCGCGAGTTGTCGGCCGGTGACCGGGACCGTATGGGCTTGGACGCGCTCGGACAAATGGGCATTGACACGTCATCGCTCGCGCAAACGCAACGCGTCCAATTGGAAAATATCGAGCTTTATTACGCGCGCATTAAAGAGCTGGAAGCGTCGCGCATGATCGATGAACAAACGGCCTCACAAGCGCGCGTTCAATTGTCGATGCAAGAATTCCGCGCGCGGAACGCAGCGTTCAGCGCGTTCCTGTCGGATGCGTCGGTGTTGCAGCAGTCGCATAGCAAGGGGCTCGCACGGATCGGCCGCGCTGCCGCCATTTCGCAAGCGATCATGAATACCTACGAAGGTGCCACAAAAGCGCTTGCGATGGGCGGTCCGTATCTCGGGCCGTTGTGGGCGGCTACCGTTGTGGCGGCCGGCATGACACACGTTGCCCAGATTCGCAGCCAGCAGACGGCCGGCTTTTTCACCGGGGGTTCGTTCACCGTCGGCGGCGCGGGTGGCCCCGACAGCCAAATGGTGGCGTTCCGGGCCACACCGGGCGAACGGGTGAATGTGGCTACCCCGACGCAAGTGCGCAAGGGGCAGCCGACGCAATCGCAGGATAATTCGGCGCCGAACAATACGGCAGTCAAAATCGTTAACGTGCTGGACAAATCCGTCGTCGGCGACTACCTGAAAACTGACGAGGGTGAAAAACTCATTGTCAATATTATTCAACGTAATAAATCGGCGGTGGCGTAATGGCAAGCATTTTTTGGGTAACGGTTCCGAACAGGGAATATGAATACAAGTTGCAATGGAAAACGGATGTACTGAAAGGCTATTCGGGTGAGCAACGGGTTCAATTGCGCAAGAATCCGCGTCAGTATTTTAATTTCAAATACGAAATGACATACGATGAATACCGTAGCACTGCGCTTGCCATTGCAAACAATCCAGCGCAGCAGGTTGTCATGGCTGACTGGACCCAATTTGCCGCAGGCGTATTCGGTCGATCTGATGTTATTTACCGCACCACCAGAAATTTCCGGCAGGGACAAGCCATTATTGTTCATCCGGCCTCAACGGGCACTTTTGCGCCATTTTTGGCCGATATCCAAGCAATTGAGAATGATCCGGACTACGGCATCCTTTTACGAATGCCAAATACTGATAATGCGCGTAGTCGAAAACCTTGCTTAATCGCCCCGCAATGGAACGGGCGTCTATCGTCCGGTATCCAATTTGATTTGTCACATAACGAATTCGTAAACGCATCGTGCGAATGGATCGGCGATGATCCGCCGCCCATTTGGCCGCTCGGATTGCACTATCAGACAATTGGACCCGATCCAGTCTTACAGAATTACCACACTTCAGACGATGGCGCGCAGCATTCCTATATGAGGGAAGTTGATTCGCTGGATAATGAGATTGCGAGCCCGTATTTCCGTCCACGTTATTCGTTCAAACAGTCGCGTTATTCGTTCACTATCCGCGTAAAAGTTGGGTATGAATTAGAAAGACTGTTAGGGTTCGTACATTATTTACGTGGCCGACTTAAGCCATTCTGGCTTCCGCTTTGGGGTAAAAATATCAAGGTGATAGCCGACATTAAAGCTAATACTAATACGATTAAATGCGAGCGTATCTTTTGGGGGGATCGCTTTGCTAACAATCGGATTTGCATTTGGGTTAAGGATGGATGCGGTTACAAATACAAATTCATTGAAGCGGCGTCGGTCTCTGATACTGCTGACGGCAAATCGAACCTAACGACGACAACAACAATTGCGACAGATACCGCGTTGTCTGATATCATCATGACATCGTTTATGGAATACGTTCGTTTAGACAGCGATGAAGTTGCCGTCAAATTCGACGGCAACGGAAACGCTTCTATTAATTTCATCGCAATTTCAATCCCGATACAGGCATAAAATGAGTTATCAACAATACGAAAATAGTACGCATGACGGCGCGCCGTTTGAAATGTATACGTTCCGATATGGGAATACTACATTGCACTATACGTCATCGGATGACAAGAGTTTTACCGTCGGAACCGCCAAGGTAATTTCATTACCTATCGAACGATCCGCTGTCACAAACACAACGGACAGCATCAAAAGCAACATGACGATTACTTTGCCGTCTAATGATGAGTTCGCACGCAAACTCGTTACCGTCGGTTTGGAATATCCCGTTAGCGTCCGTATTAATCGTGTCCACCGAAACGACGCGCAATATGAGAACGTCACCATTTGGCGCGGGCGTGTCGTCGGCGCGGCGCTCGCCAACGAACGCATAGAATTGCAATGCGAATCCATTTTCACGTCGGTTCAGCGGCAGGGATTGTCGCAACAATATAACCTGTCGTGCCGGCATGCTTTGTACGGCCGCCAGTGCCGCGTAAATCGCGCAGAGTTTTCTAAAGAGTTGCGTATCACTGGTTCCGACGCTACAGGTATTTGGCATGAGGGTTTGGGCGGCTGGCATTACAACCCTGTCGGCGGGTATGTGGTTATCAATGGGGAAATTCGTCGCTCGATTGTTGGCAGCACGAATACGCTTATTCATTTTGACCCGCCATACAAGGATGATACAATCCGCTCAGCTACTATCTATGCGGGTTGTGACAAAACGATTGAAACGTGTCAGCGGCACTTCCATAACACGGACAATTTCGGCGGCTTCCCGTATATTCCGATCAAAAACCCCTTTGAAGGTGCATTATAAATGTGGTTACAGATAGCGTTTTTCGTCGCATCGTTACTCATTTCCGCCAAACAACGGCCAAAAATCCCGAACCCGCGCCAACGTCCGACAGGTATTCAGGAATTCCAAAAACCGACTAGCGAAAGCGGTCGGGAAATTCCCATTCTGTTTGGAACCAAACGAATCAAATCACCTAACGTTTTATGGTTTGGCGATCAGTCTTCGCGGCCGGGCGACGGTACCGATGGCGTGGTGTTTTACTGGGCCGGTCTGCACCTTGGGTTGTGTGCCGGGCCGATTGATGATCTTCTGCAAATCGATTTTGCCAATAAAACACTTTGGCACTGGGGCGAAACCGGCGCATCGTTAAAAGAAACCGGTCATTATGTTAATTTAAACAAACCTGAATTATTAGGCGGCGTTCAAAAAGACGGCGGCTTTGCAGGGATGATCGAATTCCTTCCGGGCGGACCGTGGCAAGGTAAAGCTCCGTATCTACAGAGTATGCTCGGTGACTCGGTTCCGGCATATCGCGGCGTTGCATCCATCCTGATTCACAAAAGCTACATCGGCACGCGCCCCTACCTACCCGAATTTGCGTTCACAGTGCGCCGGCGTCGTCATACCAGTAGCGAGGGTGCGCGGATTTGGTACATCGAAAAGTGCGAAATTGGGAACGATATGAACCCGGCGCACATTCTCTACGAGTGCATCACTGACCCCGTTTTCGGAATGGGATATTCGGACTCAGATATCGATGACGCCGCGTTCCGGGCAGCCGCTGACACGTTACACGCGGAGAATATGGGCCTTTCGATGTTATGGGACAAAACGTCGAAAATTGAAGACTTCATTGAAACCGTCGTTTCCCATATTGACGGTATCCTGTATGTGGACACCAAAACCGGCTTATTTAAATTAACGCTGGTGCGCGAGGATAATAACTTTGCAAACCGTAAAAAACTCGACGAAACGAACGTTTTAAAAATCACCAATTTTAAACGTCCCAGCGTCGGCGAGCTGATCAGCGCGGTATCCGTCAAATATTCGGCCGGCGAATCCGACACAGTGCGGGTGACCACAGTGCATAATCTGGCATTGATGGATCAAATCGGAGTTGTGGCGTCAACGCGGGACTACACCGGCTTCACCGATGAGGGTAACGCCCGGCGCGCAGCGGAACGCGACTTGCGTGCGCTTTCGACACCGCTAGCATCCTGTACCATTTATTGCAATCGAAAAGCATCGGATATTAATATCGGACAGATTTTCGATTTAGCATGGCCGCGCGACGGCATCGGCAATCTGACAATGCGTGCCGTTAACATCGAATACGGCACGCTGGAAAATGGCATGATCAAAATCATGGCCGTTCAGGATGCCTTTAGTTTCAAATCGCAATTGTTCACCCCGCCAGTTGACAAATGGGATGAGGAACAAAAACGGGTAACGGATATCGCCGACCCAATTCTGTTTGAATTGCCGTTCGCTGAACCTAATTTCAGTAAATATAATCAAGGTTTGTCGCAAATCGCCGCGCTTGCATCGAAGCGCGCGGGTGGCAACTTGACTGAAACCAAATTTAAATTAATCGACACTGCGTCGCCGGATCAAACGCAAGCGATTTTGCGCTATGCCACCGCAACGGAAATTGTGGACCCAGTTAAACCATGGGACACCAAAATTACGATTCCGGGCGGTATTGATTTTCGTCGGAGTGAGCGTTATCCGCGCTTGGCTTTGTTAGGCAATGAAATTGTTGCTTGCACTAGCGAATTTACTACCACAACGCCAGCCATTGAACGCGGCTGCTACGATACGATGCCTAAAGAATGGCCCGCCGGAACCAAACTACACATTTTCCATGAATCGTCGGATTATGAACGGTTTGAAAGCATTATTGCTAAATCAAATGCGAACCCTAACTATCGATACAATTTCAAATTCGTTCCGATGAGTGACCATCACCAATACATTTACGATGCGCAAAATAACCCCATCGTGTCGATTACCACAAACAATCGGTACGCTCGCCCGCGTCCGCCTAAATTCGTTGAAATTAACAACATGCTTTATCCGGAGACGGTTAACGATTCAAATGCGTTAACCATTGCTTGGCGTAACATCGGCAGAACATCATTCTACGGAACCCATTCTTTCTTTTTACAGTATCAGGGTAACATCGCTGAATCTAATTACTACGTAGATTTAACTCTGTATCTCGGAAAGCAAACCGACGCGCCATTCCGGTTTTCATCGCGGCTGACCCGCAATTCGGAGATTTTTCAACTGCCTGATTTTCGTTTGGCGCGCGGCACTTGGATTACCGTTAAAGTTGAATCGTATTTTGAGAACGGTAATGCGCGGGTTAATTGTTGGGAGCCCTTTGTTTGGTCCTTCCAAACCGGCGAAGTCGATAAGTCGGCCGGTTACATCACGGACAGCGGCGCTAATGTCCCGCAACCCACACCGAACCCCGGGCAGCCGGGACAACCCGGGCAACCTAGCAACCCAACGCTGTCGAAAGACACCTACGCGACCGAAGCTATTAAGCTGGAAATTCTGTCACTGTCGGCCGGTCTGAACGAATCGAAACCCTACGTATGGGATAAATCAGCGTACAATAACACGCTGCAAAATGGTGATGACGGCCAAACTAAGGAAGCTACATTGCAATTAGGCGGCTATCTGAAAATCGGGAATATCGTTAGCCAACGTCGCAACTGGTGGGCGCAAGCATACCGCGACGACGCGGCATTTAACGAGCATTTGGATAAATGGCAAAACGGAATTAAACCATCAATCAGTTTCTATCCAAATGAATCATTCGGATATCCCGAATCAGGTTTGCGCATTTCCGTTCGTAATCCTATTTTATATGCACTTTATAAAGGTGCTGATAAATGGGAAATTATCGGCGACTTTAAGATTAAGAATTGCGATGTAGCTTTCATGTATCCGGATGGAAAATACATCGGTAATTTGGGTGCCGATGTTGTTAGAAATGAATCCGATAATGAACTTTCGTTCCGACTGGTCAAACCCGACGCGGATAATAAACTCGCCGTCAAAGCGGTATTTGATACGAATATGGTCGAAGTGAACGGACAAAACCTTGAGGGTTTAATGTTCGTCGCTGATATCAAATACAATTCGACGAATGTCGGAATTCTGGCCGCCAGTGTGGCTATCGATGCTGAATATCAGCCGGATCAGCACGTCAACGGAACCGACTTCAATGCTGCGACTGGTCGCGGTGGATGGCATATTGGCGTCGGTGTCGGTAAACTCATTAAGGTCACTAATCAATATAGTTTGGCGGCATTCTTTAATAGCGCAGAAATTGAGGGAGCCATAGACGTGCGCACAATTTCACGTAGACGATTCTTGCAAACTAATATTCCTTGGAAAGCGAATGCTGGCGGGCAGCGCATATTGGAAGCGCCGAAGCCCGCGCCGCGTCCGGTACCTGTGCCGGTACCCACACCTTCACCGATCCCGCAACCTATGCCGCAACCCCGGCCGAACCCGGGCGGTGGTGTGCAGCCTCAACCCCAGCCGCGCCCGAATCCGCAACCCGCGCCGGTGCCGCAGCCGCCCGTTATCTCGCAGTGGATGAGTGACAACGAGAAAAACCGTGTCATCCGGCTTGCAAACGGCATGAACGATGCTGCACCTACTGGATGGGTTGCTAATGGTTCAAACGGTAGTGGTGGACAATTTAAATCTGCCGCAATTGTGCAAGGTAATCAGACTACTTGGGATCCTGCCGACGACTGGTGGATGCGTGATACCGCGCATAATGGCCCGATTAAAAACTATGCCGAATTGAACGCTAAGAAAAAGTCTCCGTTTAATACGTTCCAAAACTGGACCGCTGGTATGGAAGAAAGCGGAAACAAAGCGCCGAATGGTTCTTTGTTTATGGACCTTCGGAATATGTGCACCTTCTTCCTGTTTGAAGGGTCTAATGATTGGTGGCTTTTCCACAAATCGGATAAGGTCACATGGGCAAACCGTTTCCGTTGGAGTATGGGTGGTGGTGGTGGTACCGGCGATCATGACCGGAATATCCCGATTCAAGATCATAAGTCGTTCTGCCGCGTACTCATTCCGTGTGGCAGAACCGACGCTACCGGTATTTATCACGGCGGAACGGGTGACATTGATTTAGGAAAAGCGTATGCACGCGGAAAAATCCGGGCCGTTCTCGTGACTGCGGAAGCGCGTATTTCGCCCAATTCCCCCAACGGTTCCGCAATCGCATTGCAATTAGGTGGCGACTGGAAATGGTATGACGACGGCCGCGCGCTTGCATGGTATCCGGGCTTCGGTCTGTCGGCGACCACGCGGCTCACCCGCGACTGGCAGCGCTTCTACCATTGCTCGCTGCGCCGCGATGATGGGTCCAAGGAACCGGACGTGTCCCGCTTGAGCCGCGCCATCACAATCAGCGAATTCCGCCGCACTCGCGTTCCATTCCCCGATATGGGCGCGCCCGCAGTGCAGCCGGGTCAACCGTCACCGTCACCGCAACCGGGCGGCAACCCAGGTGCTGCCGGTACGTTTGGCGCGCTGTCAAATGGTGTGGCTATCAACGCCGTGCAAATTAAGGTCATGGCGAATGACAGTAATAATAACGTTTACCGCATCAAATTCGTTGTCGTTAGAAACGGCATCGTATTAGACGATAATGAGGTGTCCACATCCTATCAAAATTTGGTCGCAGAACGCGAATGGTCCGGTTTCAAACAATTCCCGTATTTTGAGAATTCGGGCGATGCTGACGGCGCGAACATTTCCAATGTGCCGGTCAAATATGCGTCGCTGAATCGCGCACCTATCGGAACGGTCGCACCTTGGACCGAAGCCAACGTCCACGCGGACAATATGCAACTGGTCCAGAATGCGCCGCAGCCGCAACCGCCTGCGCCAATTCCCCAGCCGCAACCGCCTGCGCCCGGACCGTCGCCGCAACCCGGCGCAGCGGCCGGTACGTTCGGTGCAATCACACCCAAAACGACCCGTAATATCGTCTGGATTAGAAATACGTCGAATGCTGGTATCGATGGGTTTAAAACCATTACGTTTAAAGTCATCGATGAAAATTCCAACGTTGTCGATGACTGGAAAGTGCAATCGGAAATGAATTCGTTAGTTGCCGAACGTTCGCGCACTAATAAATACTATGCGATTGTGCAGACAAACGGGGAATTACCGGGCAATATTGCAAACCGCACCTATACCGAAGTCACGATTAACGGCGCTGACGTTACTAATACGGACCCGTATTATTGGTCAACGATTAATCAGGATAAATTGGTCGGTGCGAATTTTGCAGAATCCGTCGTTCGCGGTTCCGGTGGTGTACCTTCCCCGGCTCCAGCGCCCGCGCCCGGACCATCGCAGAACGATGACGGCGGCCTGCGCCAAGCGACGTTCAGCGACATTCAACCCGGTTTCAGCCGCGCCAATTTCTGGCCTCGTTCGTTCGCTGACACTATCGGTGACTGGCGCAATTCTCAAATGCTGTGGGTCAAACGTTTTGCGACTGACGCCGACCCGGTGTATCTGACCAAAATTGTTTCGGTTCGGAATGGTGTGGTTATCAGTGACGATGCAGCAGAGCAAGATCAAGCCCGCAAAGACTGGGACGCACAAAATGACGGTAAGCCGCTTAACGATATTATGATGATCGTTGACCAGCAGACCGATAAACCGGAAAACCTATCATTAATGTCGGCTTATGTTTCGTTCGGCTCCGTAAAAGCTAACGCAATGAATAACCCGCAGCCATATTACGATCAGGCAATCCACAAAACCAATATGGACGTGAATTTCTTGTTCTATGCGGGCTCGGGCGGCGGCAACCCGGTGCAGCCTTCACCGACGCCAACACCGCAACCCCAACCCCAGCCGCAGCCGTCACCGGCTCCCAGCGGTCCCAGCTACTCAGGCGGCAGTGACGCGGCATACTCGTTCGATGCTGGCGCGACGTATGGGCGCGTGCTGGACGCATACGGCCTGCCGAACGTCAACATTCCAGCCGTGTCGGCGCAACCCGGCAGCGCACCCAATGTGGCCACCGCTGGCGGCGCAAGCCCGAACCTGCGCGGGCAGGCGCTAACGATTGGTGTCGAGCGTCCAAGTAAACGACTGACGACGCAATTTTGGGCGTTCGGAAGCAACCCGCAAACCAATTATGGTCAGTGGGACGTTAATACGTATTTTGCCGGTCGCGGAAATGGCGGCGGTACTAATTCGCTGGCGAACTATTGGAATTCGCAACCCAACCGCACTAACGTGATGAATTTTGCGAAAGGATTGCTTGGAACGATGCAAAGCCCGTCGGTAACCACACTGGCACTCTGGCCGATTGGCTATTCCTGCGGACCGATGTATGCTGTCCGGAACGGCCGCGCCACGCCGCACGCATACCAGCAGGTGCTTAAAGTCGCGCGGCTTGGCTATCGGTCATGGGTTTGTTCGTCGTCGCTGAAACAGGGCGACGGGGTTTCCGGAATCCTGATGACCGATGGCCGCAGCTATTCCGGGGTTTTCGTCAACGATAGTTCGGTGACGAAAGAAATTCAGGCGGTGATTCCGGCGCTTGGTAGTGGCGGTTCACACCGACGCACTTTTGGTACCTGCTACGTCGCAAGCTTTGAAAGCGGCGCGATGACTCAAAGCGAAACGAATACGCATGTTGAGCAAATGCGTCCCGAATTCTGGGCATCGCCGAATGGCTCGATTGGTCAAATTCAAATCCCGCCGTATTCGGTAATGTCCGTCATTTTCAACTGATGAGGATCCCGGGTGAAACCTGGATTTAAAAATGGCAATTCCTGCAAATAACTCGCTACAATTAAACTCCGCGATTTATCAGAAACTGGTCGGTCCGGGTCGGCTTGTGCTGAACGCGCTTGCGAATACTCGAATCGGTACCAGCTCCGGGTATGTTGCATCGTTCTCGTTCCGGGCCACCGAAACGGCGCTACCGTCTGCGCTCAAATTCTATGCGCAAGGCGGCTCCGGCTACTCTGGCGGTAATGGTGGACAAATCCGGTGGCGCATTTGCTCGGACAACGGCGGAAAGCCCGCTACATGGGATGTGTACGGGGAGGCGCTTTATACGCCGCAACTGGATATGCACACTCCGAACCGCGCATCGTTCCCATTGCTGTTTTTCAGAAACAAGCGCCAATTAACCGCCGGGAATATCTATCATTTGTTCCAAGATAACCCGATGGGGAATAATGATAACTATATCAGTTCCAACAATATGCAATGTCCGAACGCTATGGGGCGTTGCTCGCCATGGTTAAAAGATATGGAATTGGCGACGCATTTTGGTGTCAGCGCCGACAATATCCGCAACTTCACCGGCGGCGCTGACGCTAATAAATACTGGGCACCGATTTTTCAACTGTATTTTTCCAACGGCAAATCGTTAGGAAACGGAATCATGGAAGGGGGTTACCGCACTGACGTTTCAACGTGGACCGTTGCCGGTGGCGCTGAATATCGGGAGCGATTTAATACGCTCGACGCGGGACAATACAACGGGGTTTCGTTCGCTGTCGTTTGTCAGTCACCGGGCACGCTCAATTATTATCTGGACGATTTGACTAGCGGAGCCGTTGTGCTGCAAGGGTCCGTCTCCGAATCCCAAAGCCGATGGGCACCTACCAAACTGGGCCGGTCCGAGACCGCAAACCATACGTGGTATCACCGGGACCATAGCCCCGTCTACCTGCAGGCCGGTCGCCCGTATGCGCTCCGGTTCCAGGCCGGTAGCGGAACATGGGTGTTTGGCGACGTGCGACGGGGTGATGAAGTCGGGTTCACCTATCCGGCCGCGTTCACAGATTCCAACGGGGAGCGCAAGCAAGGAAACCAGTGGATCGGTATCAATCACTGGTCCAAGACCGGTAGCGGCTGGGGCATGTCATTCCCCGTAGTATTACATAAGGTGTAAATTAAAAAGCCCGGTTAATTCCGGGCTTTATTTTAAACACCTAGCGAACGTAAAACGTCATGTGCATTATCGATATACCATTGTCGGTTTAAATCCTTGGGGAATTCCTTCGGCAGTTTACCACACGGTTCCGCGAATTCCGACTTAGGAACGCTGTTTCCGTTTGACGCATACACGATTTTATTGGGGTCTTGCCCATAATACCATCGGCAGGTTTTACCCATATATTCATGCTGGCCATTTGTTCGCAGTTTGACCCCTTGACCCTTGACGGTTCGCACCACAACGAACCGCGTAAAATCGTTACAATCGTTAATCGTCTTCTCGATTGGCGTTCCGTTGACCAGATATTCGGCGACAGCCTGCACACAAATCGGCGCATCCTGATTCTTTTTGAGCGCGTCAGCACTGCCGTCTTTCGGTAGGGTGAAAATACCCTTACCTTTATATCCTCCGCCAATTTTTGCAGCGAGATAGTTATTCACGTCGCGCGAGTATAGCGCCGAATAATGCGTGTCTTCCGTATTAAGCCCCGTCGTCCGCTCCCACCATTTGACGATGCGATCCATTAACTCCGTCTTATCTTTCGGACAGTAAATGACAATACCATCAGTATTGGCGCTGACGACAGTAATTCCGCTAATTTCCAGCGCTTCAATGAACATCAATAGCAGTAGCTGCCCCGTAATCGTCGTTTGAATCAACAATTGCGGGGAATACAGTGCCGAGTATTTGCTACCAAATTTCCCGAATGATCCGTTAATAACGATTTTTAGGCTATCGGCCGTAATTTTGTCTCCGGCATGTTTAGCGGCAATTCGTCGGTCAACGATGCTTTGATAAATTTCCAGAAACTCCGGACCCAATTGCTTCGGGAATAGCCGCATATTTAGAATCATCGACGGGTAATAGGAAGTCACGTCGCGGTCTACAAGAATGTGGTTATCGTCGGCTTTTGTCACGCGCGAAGATTCACATGAGTGCAATCCGCCGATGCCCATTTGATAAGTGCCGTTATTGATAGTGATTTTTAAATCCTTGAGCGAATCGGGCAGCGTCACCGCGCCGGATTCACCGATGCAAAAAATCTCCGAATGAATCAAATCGAGAACGTCGCGCAATTGTTGCGTTTGATATTGTACGTACTCCGGCGCGACATAGCGGCACGTCGGCGGAATCGTCGACGAATCAGGCACCGTCGGTTTCTCGCCATGCAATAGCCACAATTCATGAGAGATTACCGCTTCGGCAATTTGTGCGTCGGATTTTGAGCGGAGGTCTGTCTCATACTCTTTGGACATTGACATTCGCAATTCCAACTGCGGCTTGAGGATGCCTAGCAGCCGCTCCGTGGCCGGGATATCCGACGCACAGCAATACCAGCGCACGCACTCGATTTGCTCGGGCGTCAGCACGGTTCCGGGTTGATACGGAAGGTCCTGAATCGTCGGCGCGTTAGCCCGGGCAGCGTAGATTTTCAGCGATCCTTGCAGCGGCGCAACTTCGATAAGGTCAATGTGGTTACCCTGAATCTGTTTAACGCGCATGGATTTGAGCAACATCCACGGTGCAACCCCGTCGCTGATAATCCGTTCGGTGGCGCTGAACAATTCGGCGCACGACGCGCCATTGGCCGCAATCGTTGTCACTGGCCAGTCATATTTAATACCGTTGAAACTGATCAGGTTGCATTTTTCAAGCATCCATTTCAGTTTAGCCGGATCAAAACTGCGTGTTTCGGAATCTTCAAATATAACGTATTTCCCCGTCTTGACGTTCTTAAACGCCGCGAGGAAATAATTAGGATACGATTCAATGTCGAAAACGAAAACGTCACCGTCCATATACGATTTGACCAATTCCGAATTGCTCAACATCGGTAAATCGAATCGGTGCGCGTCATCATAATTTGGTAGGTACGATGAGGATAACCACACTGGTTCTGGGATCAGTTTTTGATCCGGCGCAACTGCCGTCGCGTAGAAAAGGCCGTCGTGGAATGCTTTCATTTTCTGCGAGAAATGACGCCAAACATTGGACCGTTGGAAAACATCGCCGAATTTTGATTCGGGCGCATATCAAAGTTTTGGATATCGGGGAGCGTCAGCGCAAAGGCTTTTTTTAAGAAAATGCCATCCGGGAATTCGCCGATATCGTAGGATTCATTACCGCAAATCATTTCCCCGTCGCGGAATTCGAGCAACTCAGAATCCCCGGTTTTGATTTTACCAAACCCGACCCGAACGGATTCCGGCAGCGGTGCCGGCGCATAACCGCCGTCAAAAAATGGGCGCATATCGGGCGGCTGCGCGTCCACCAGTTGCGCCGCCAGCGTTGCCGTGTCGCCGGCCCGAAACTCGATGCCGTTCCGTTCGATGGCCACACTGGCAGCGCCCATTTTCGCGGCAATGTCGATAGCACGCGCCGGGATGACGCATTGCGGCACTTGCGGGCCGGGAAGCGATGCCAGCACAGCATTATTTGTCGCATACGCGCGCCCGTTTTGCAGGATGACGCCCCGCGTGAATGGCCGGATGGATTCGGCCGTGTATTTGGTCAGCGCGTCCAATCCGACCCAACCCGTCGGGTCGGTCTCATTCGTTAGCGGCGCGTATTGATACGGTTCGTTTTTGACCGGGATTTGTGCTTTGTACGCACCCTGTTTAATCGTTATCCGAGTTTTGGTTTGCGAGATAACAATTTCGCGTTCGTCGAGCGCGGCGGCCGCCCGGATCAGCGCGCCAGCGTCGCACGCGCCGTCCAAGTCATACGGGAAAGCATGTTCAGCGCGCAGCGGACCATTGACGGCGCAAATTCGGCCGCGCTGAAAAATGAACGTCGCGTCCTTTTTCCCGCGTAGAATTTGTGCGACAAATTTAATGGCCTTTTGCATTTTTTAACCGATCTTGTAACTGTTTCAAAACTTCAATGGGCGAAAAATCCGCAACATTGCGAACATACCACACCGTTGCAAAATTGGAATCCCAGCCGATGACGCAAAACAGAATTTCCAATTCACCGGTGAGCGTCCAGTATGCGCAAAAATCCTTAGTTCGCAATGAAACTTCCAGATTATCCGGGAATTTGTGCAGAAAATCCGGCAACAATTGCGCCAAAAATTCATCGTCATCTTTGGCTTTGAACGTCAACAAATGAACGGCAATCATTTGATTATAAACCTAAATTTGGTTTTCGGCAATTTGGCGAAGTCGTCGGGTAACAGGTTGACGCAACCATCCGTCACCGTTCGCCGGCGCTCGACCGGGGCGCTGATCAGCCCTGCCCGCTCGGGTGTCCACACCGGATGCAAGGCTAGCACAAGGCCCGCGCCGCCATCGGCATAGTGGATGCTGCGGCTTTCGGCTGCTGGGCGCGCAATGTGGTCACCCGCTGGCGTGTCGCGCCCCAGTAGCACCGGAGCGCTGAAACTGGGGCAGGTGAGCAATGCGGTAGCCACACTCAACGTGCAGATAATCATCAAAACCCGTCGTCCGGTGAGAACGCTTCAAACGGGCTGAACCGCTCGGGTGTCTCATCAACACCGCGCCGAATCGTGTCGGTGCCGCGACGCTTGCCGCGACTGCGCCGGATGCGTTCCAACTTATCGTCAGTTTTCGACATTTTGCGCGGGGTCTGTTTCACGTGAAACAAACGTTTTTCGTCTTCGATGTTTTTCAGCCAAGCCATTTTAAAACTCCGTTTCAGCAGTGGACGGATCGCTCCGCCCGTTTGTCTCTCGCTTATTGTTCGTAGATTCGACCGGTCCAGCGATCCATGATCGACAAACCGATTCCCAGATATTTAACCAGTCTCACGGCATCGGCCCGGTGATGGAACGCTCCGAATTCGGAACCGTCGGGGTGGACCAGTTGCCACCGTCCGTAGGTGTTTTCAAACGTCGATTCGCCGTCTTTGTCGATTCCGTCCCAGCATTCGACAATTTTACCAGCGTGGTAAATATTGCCGTCTTCCTTGAATTCAATGCCATCATATCCTTTTTTCATGAGGACCAGACGCGCGTAGTATTGTTGGTCGCGGTTCGGACGGGTCAGAGTTTCAGGGGTTGCGAAGCGTGCCATGATGTTTTCCTTTCAGGTTTGGTTGCGGTGACGATTCGTTTCGTTCACCATGGATATAAGTATATAGATGGTTTTCTCCGCGTGCAATACCCTGTTGCTAATTTTATTGTAAAAAAATTTGTAAGAGTTTGTAAATATTCAGTTACATTTCTTACGGTTTGTTACAATTTTCGAGCAATAAAAATTTCAGCGTTTCACGTGAAACAAGCGAAAAAAAAACCCGGGCCGAAGCCCGGGTAATCCTCAATATGACACCAAGAAACTACAGTTTATCACACGGCGGCGGCTTTGGGACGGCCGGCTTTGCGCGGAGGGAAGCCGTTGAATTTGCGCCAGCGGTTCAGCGCGCCGCGACCTTCGGTTTCGGTGATGTATTGGGCTTCCATATCGTCACGGATCATCGCATAGTTGATGGTCTCGGGCTCGACGGTTTCAGACAGTTTTTCCAGCGCCGCCCACACGATAGCGCCGGTACTGCCTTCGCGGGGTTGCGGGATGCCATTCTGTTTGTTGCGCGATTGGCGTTCAGCGCGAGCGGCGGCACGTTCGGCGGCTTTCTGAGCTGCTTTCTCTTTGGCGGCAAGGAATTTGGCTTTACGGACTTCCAGTGCGTCGGCTTCCGACACGACGGGTTTCGTTTCGGCTTTTGCAGCGGCAGCAGGTTTGGCTTTTTTCACAACAGGTTCTGCGTCAAAGTCGGCCAGAAAATCCAGATCAGTCGTCATTTTCATATCCTCAATCTCAAAGTTTGTAAAGTTTACCGATCAGTGTCTGCAACTGGTCGGCGGTTAGTTCGATTCGTCGTTCTCGAATCTCATCATGACTGCATTCTATCAAGCGTTTTCCGGTGTCGTCAACCCATTTCCCGACAAAAGTGTAACGGTCTGTTTCAGGGTTGCTAAACGTTGCTCGCAGGGTTGTGGCGGCTGCGTTAACGTCCAGCCGATCCGGCGCAACGTGCTGACAAAGCACCGCGAGTGCCCGTGCCGCTGAAACTCCGGTGCTTTTGGGCCAATCCTGCCCGGTGACGTTCCGAAACAACATACCCCATTTACTGAACGCACACGGATTGAACATCACATAGTTCGGTGGGACCGATGCCAATCGACTCGCAACATGTGAGCACTCGACAATCTGAAACAATTGCGCCGCTCGCAAACTTTCAGCGATTCGGATTAGCCGATAGTTTTCGCTATCGACAACAACCCATCGTAGGTTTGCGTCGGGGTTTATCCAATCACTCATCATATTTCCGCGGATGTTTCGTCGCGTACCATGCCGCAAGCGGGACACCGACGATAGGTAGGAAGCATGCGATGATGACAGCACGCGCAGCAGGTGAGCGCCGGTCACTCAATGCTGAATAGAACAAAACCACAAATGACACAAAATAAATCAGTGCCAGAACAAACATGAGGAAGTTCATCGTCTGATCCATTTCAACCCCCAATAATCCAGTTTGCGAGCGCACCGATTGCATTAAATGCGATTTGTGTAAATTGCGCAATCCCAAGAACCAGCAGTACCAGAATCAAATGACGTGATATTTATTAAGCCGAATCATTTGCTCGACTTTAACGATTTTCGGTTTGTTTTCCATTTTTAGCTTCCTTTTCATTCATGTATTTTTCATACTCGCGCTCGATATACTTTTCGTATTCGCGTTCTAAAAGCAAATCGCATTTGCGCGCCATATTTTCATCAATTTGTCTTGATCTTTATAAATTGGTAGCATTTTTTTAAAACGCCCGTATTTCTACGGGCGTCCCGTTGATTGATGAATCAGCCGCGCGGTTTCAGCGGGCGAGTGTCGAATTCAAACGCTTGACACTCATGCAGGCGAATCGTCGTCACCATGCGTTGAAGCGCGCCGCCCGAGTTGCCGCCAATCGAGCCGCCGGCACCGCTAGAGCCGTTGGCACCGAATGCGAATGCACCGCTAGTGGATGTGGTAACCACACTGGTAGTCTCGACGATCCGGTGACCCATTAGCAGCACGATATCCGGGGTCACTTGCACGCGCCGATACGGTTCGTCGTCCGGGATCAGGTGCATATCCTCGCCGATGACGGCCTCCGTGTCTTTGAAGACACCGATGATCCGGCCATTAACGTCGCGTTTGACCACACGTTGTCGCGGCCCGCATTCTTGGCTGACGATGCTGGTAATGTTGGCTGACGGTGCGACGACAGGAACCGCCGACGCAGTGACCGGGCGCACATTGACGTAGCGGTAACTGCTGCTACCGTTGCCGACGTTGATCGACTGCTGCGACTGATTCGGCGCCGAGTAGCTGACGCTGGTCTGAGGGGCAATGTGGTTACCCCCACTGCTCGCCGCTGCATTCTGCTGCTGCTGCTGCCACTGGCTGCCACCATGGGCCGTCGGTGTGTTGTGCGTCGTGCGATTGTCGCTGTTGGTCTTGCATGCGTTCACGCCGACGCAATCCGCGCCTGGGGTGTTGGTTGCATGCGCAGCGCCAGCGGCAGCGATCAGGGACAGGGCGATGATGGTCTTTTTCATGATGTTTTCCTCAAAATTTGATTAACAATCATTTGGCTTTAGCAGCCATATCATTGTAGGTTTTGACAGCTTCGGCCCAGCTATCAGGGTTGACAAGCATTGCCGGATACACCGCCGACATGATTCGACCGACGTATTCACGCATGCTGAAATTTTTGTGCATTTCAATCATGTCTTGTTTGGTTTTGTTCAATCGCTCCTTTGTAGTCATGGTTTCGCCAGATTGTTGCAACAGGCCCCAACGCAACCAAAACCAAATTTCCAAACGGTCCAAGTCGTTCGATTCGGCGTTAGTCATATCACGTTGCTCACCGCTGGAAACGTATGCGGTCATCGTGTGATACGCACGCACAATTTCGTACACCGTCGGACGTTTTGCCGACATGAGAATTTCCCGACTGGAATTCACGAATACCCTTTCTTTGCCCGAATTATCCAGTTTGGTTTGAGGGGTTTCGGCGGATTGCTCAACAGCTACTTTAGTCGGGTTAACCACACTGGTCGCAGGTTGAGCGTCGGAGCCGCCACCGCCGCAAGCGGCGAGCAGAGCAATCAGGGAAGCGGCGATGATGGTTTTTGCGGTGCGTTTCATGATTTAGCCTTTCAGGTTTTGCGCTAACCGAAAATGATTAGCGCCAGAATGAATGTGATTGAGATTGTCAGAAAATCGTCAAAATTCATAGCGTGACGATATTGATTGTGATTGCGACGGCAAAGATCAGAATGACAATTACCGCCGCTTGAAAATCTGTCAAGAAACACCCCCAATTTTGAGAATCAGCGCGGCGACCGCGCCAAGGATGATGGCTGCACTGGAAACCATTCCCAGCACAAGCCAAATGCAAGTCGTTTTCGGACCCCAGTAGCCGCCAACGGTTTCGACGAATTCGGCGGCGTATTTTTCAAAGTGTGTCATTTTCAATGATTCCTTGCGTAGTCCAGAATTTCACGTTCAGTCATTTCCCCCGAACGTTGATTAAATTCTACAATGATTCGGTCAAATTTGTCAATGAGATTTTGACCGGTGTAGTATTTTTGCAGAATTGCAAAAACCGATTGACGATTCACGTAGTCCATTTTAGCAATCCGATTGTTGATCTTTCATGCAGAAATACCACGCACCCGCTGCCATCGCCGCCGCCGACAGAATTTCCAGAAGTTTCCAGCCGTCGAAGAAGACCGGTGCGCACCAGTTGCGCACGCAATCGGTAACGGTCGGATCGGTCTCTGGGACGATCGCAAAGACAACAGCGGCGACAGCAGTTCCGAATGCTGCCAGTTTGTCGATTGTCGAGAAGCTTTTCATAATTCGCCTTTCAGGTTTACCAGTTGCAGGTGATTCGTTTCGTTCACCGTGACTACATATTAACGCTGTCCAATTTCCGATGCAATACCCTGTTGCCAAATATTTTGTAAGAATTGTAACTCTTCTACTCAATTTGTAACAGGGTATCGTGTCGTTAGTGTTTCACGTGAAACACTATTCCCAGTTGTCGTTTTTCGGTTCGGATTTTTCAATGCTGTCCGCCACCAGTTGCGCGTATCCAGCAATGTCTATCCAGCTATCCCGGTACCCCGGATTGCCAGTAACGATGCGTGCTAGTTTCGACGCGATCATTTGCAGTGCTTCCCGTTGCGTCGGTGTGTATTGCTTCTCCGGATCGCGCACACGCAAATGATTCTGGATTTGTTGCGAGCGGAATGCTACGAAAGCGAAGTCACCGTAATTTGCGCCGCGTTCCGTCAGCACTTTGTTAATTTCACTCGACATATTTGCGCTCCGTGATGTTGATTCCCAATTCGTCACCAGTCGTAACGAATTCAAACGATAGTAACTGACCCGCTTTCCCGTATCGATTTTTCAATACAGTGATGAATTTTTTGTCATAGTTGAATTGTGACACGTTCAGCACCACATCAAAAAATGCAGCATGTTCCGGCGCCGGTCTGTCTCCGAACGGATATTCGCAAATATAATCCGTATCCGTTTTGAGACCACAATAAATCAAATCTCGATTGTACGGAAACCCGTCATTTGTAGCGCCAAACTCATCACACATAGTGCGTTCAGCGCTAATGTGGATAACCGCGCGATTCACTTCATCCAATCGCGTATCCGAATACCGGATAACGTCCTGCCAATCACGTCCAGCATAAAGACATTTCAAAATGTCATTTATGACCGTCGTTTTTCCTGCGCCGGGAATTCCTGAAACCAGAATACGCATATCAAGCCCCCGTTGAACCGAAGCCGCCCGCGCCGCGTTTGGTATCTTCGGTGGCCACACCTGCAACCATCGGAACGCACGGTACCGGAAGCAACATCGCCTGCGCCACCCGGTCGCCATAGCGCACGCTGAACGTTTCGTCACCATCGTTTTGCAGTTTAACTTTCACTTCTCCCCGATAGTCGCTGTCGATAACGCCGACGCAATTCGACAGCCGAACGTTGTGTTTAAAACCGTGTCCGCTGCGCGAGAAAACCAGCATCACGTGTCCAGCCGGGATTTTGAATTTGAGACCGGTACGGACGACACCTGAATTTTTAGGCGCAATTTCCGTATTGTCAGCCGATTGAATGTCGAAGCAGGCCGCACCGTCGGTGGCTTTTTTCGGGATGTCGAAGAATTCGCTTTCGCAAATGAGAACGGAATTTTCAACGGCCTGCCAGAACGTATCGCTTAACGAATATTCGGTGCCGCCGAACGTCCAGTTTTTATCAATGTAACACTGATTGTCCAGCCAATCCATTTCATCGGACGTTATGTTGTATTCAATGCCGGCTTTAAGATCATACCCTGCCTGTTTGACAGCATGTAGAATATGTTCAGCCTCAGTTTTCGCGTGGTTGGGAAACGATTTGATAAAATCAAACGCCGCATTCCAAAGTTGAATCTCGTTCATTTGGTTCCTCACTTAATGTCAACCCAAATTGGCGCGCGCGCCGCTTTGGGAATTTGCCGGATTCTTTCTTCGTTGAAAATCTGGTGGTACAGAGAAAAGGCACGCGCCGGATTTTCTTTGAATTCCTTCACTGCCAATTCTGCAATGGTAATCCCGACGAATTGAGCGAACGCATCGGGATTTTCCAACAGGTAATCAAACACCGCTTTTTGAACAAGCAATTCGGCGGTCGGGTTTCGTTTCAGCCAAAACCGAACCATTTTTCCAGCGGCGTCCGCTTTGAAAAGTCGCGTGCTGCCGAATCGAATATCATTCCATTGCGGACGCTTGTTCAGGATTCGCGCCGCTTGCTCGCGGGTCAGATACAACACCGACCATGACCTCACATGTGGCAACCGAAACAAGACAAATCGTTTTTCGTTCATTTCTCTTTGAATCCTACAAAGTGCCCGTCAAATCCGTGCGCTTTAAAAATGTCATACCCTTTAAGCATCATCAAAAACTGACCGACCATTGCGGCAACCGTCCGCCAAAGCGCTTTTGTTCGATTTAGCCGGTCATGCCGTTGCCGCGTATTCCAATTGTTCGGCGACCAGCCGCCGACAATGTGCAGCAATTCATCCATTTCCTGCGCCGACATTTTGAATTCAGTTTCGAGCGTGTCGAGTAAATCCATTACCTGCATACCAGTCGGCAGCGTGTTTTCAATAACGTATTGTTTTTTCTTCAAACAATCCGACACGACGATTTTGGAAATGCTTTCAGAATATCGCCACCGGTCAATTTCTTTTTGCGCGTTTCTACGCAAAACGCATTTGACCGTAATATCGTAATCGCCAATCGACCGATATGCGGTCATTTGCCACCGTTTGCACGCAATGGCGTTCAATCCACACGAATCAAACCACATATCCATTTTCGCGCCGTTCTCATCGATCCAACGCAAAATGTTATCTGATCCCAGCACGAGATTTTTCCGCCATGGCATTTGCTTGCGCATCATCGCCTGAATTTGTCGACGTTCGTATTCAGTAAATTTGGGTTTCATGTTCTACACCTTTCAGGTTGCGGGCAGTATGCCGCCCGAATGTGGTTATCAAATTCCAGTTTCGTACCGATCGTCAATCATCGCCGCGTTAAGCCAAATGCGGTTCAGTTTGTCTTCAGCCCATTCGCCAAACGGCAGCATTGTTTCTTTGAACCATTCCCAGTCATCCGGTCCGAAAATCACGCATTCGCTGTCGGGTTCCTCGCAAAGGAAAGTTTGCCAGTATTCGCATTTGTCGGCAGTATCGCTTTCTTTGTAAAAGTCATCCAACGTTGGGTTATCGGAATGATTGATGAATTCCGATTCCATTTCCGAAACAAAATCTTCCGGACGGATGACGCGTAGGGTGATATCTTCTTGGACCCGGCGCATGACGATTTGCACTTGCATTTTCTCACCTTTCAGGTTTTCGGTAACGAACCGTTTCGTTCACCGTGACTACATATTAAATCCAAACGCGCCCAGGTGCAAACGAATTTTTGTAAAAGTTGTAACTGTTGCGCTCAATTTGTAACGTTCAATTCCGACTGCGCTGTTTCATGTGAAACAACCCGAATCAGACACGCCAGCGCGTCAACATTGCGCGGGCCATCGGCCACAGGCCAGATGCGCAACGCCGCGCCGCGTCGCAACGCCCCACACGACGGACACGACGGGTCAATGGTCCCACTGTTGAGCGACAGCAGTGCGTCAGCCGCGCGGCAGGCATCGGCAGCGCTGGCGTGCGCGGAAAACTCCGGCTGGTATCCGGGCTCGCCTGCACAGTCAGGCTGGTACAGGTATAACCACACTGCACCCGGGCCGTGTGCCGCTAGTGCGTCAGCCGTCAACCGGTCAATTCGTAATTGCAACTCAGTGGCGTTTAGCATTACGCACCATTTCCCGCGTAGTTTGATGGGTTTTGCCAGCGTGCCATTGCTCACACACGATCCGAGACACGATTGCATCATGGTCGGCCCGGACGCCGGCGCGCGCATAGAGACAGACCGTTCCGCGCAGCGTCGCGTCGGCGGCGGCTTGCATGAGACGCATACCCGTTCCCAGCGTCGGCACGTTGACAGGAACGCGCGTAACATCTGTCAGATTATCAATCTCGATGTAATACGGCGAATTTTCAAACATGAATTCGGGATCATCGATGCGTCCCAATGGTTGCGGGATATTTTCCAACACATAATAAAACACCTTGCGGCGAAGGTATATTTTATCTTTGATCTTTGCTTCCAACACCGCAAAATAATTGGTCAGCGCGTTTCCGTCTTTAACTTGGAAGAATTTCATAATGTCGGCTCAAAATTTCAGGGTATTTTGGTTTATTCGCCCAAACCAAAATTGATTTGGGAACGTTCAATTCTACAGGTGCGCGCGTGACTGCTTCCATCGTGTTTTCGGGGTGTGGCGCTTCGCCCCCGGCCGCTTCCCAGCGCTCGCGCGATTTGAGCGCAGCATACCCGCCAATGTCAAACGGCCACCATTCGGAGAATTTTGCCAGACCGCAATAATAATCAACCCGCATTGATGTTGGTTTGCCGGGTTTGTTGTGGATTGAATAAACAACGTCGGACACATTGAATGTTTCAACTTTCGGCATTTCCCCGTCAATGATTGCTGCGCCGCTCGCATGGTTGTTGATGTGGTTATGCTCGGGGAATTGGTAGCCACATTGTACCGGCCCATTTTCCGATTGCACCATGGCCGCGCAGAATTTAGCCGATGCGTGCGTGTAGGTACCGCAGCACGGGCACGCTTTGACCGGTGCCATTCCACCGCCACCGCGTTTTTTGGGTGGCGTGTAATCCATGTTTACGGCCCCCAGCCGCTCGATATTCCGCACAAAATCCAGCACGAGGCAATCAGTTTTCCCGTCAGCGATCCGCAGACCGCGCCCGATCATTTGCCGCCACAATACCTGCGATTGAGTTGGGCGCAGCATCACGATTAAATCGATTGCTGGAAAATCAAATCCCGTTGTAAGGATGTTGTTATTAATAAGCGCGCGCAATTCGCCCGACATGAACCGCTGGATGACGGCTTCACGCTCGGCGGGTTTTTGCTTGGAATGAACAACATCCGCTGCGATGTTGTATTTAGCGAATATCTCTTTTAAATGCTCGCAGTGTGCAATCCCGGAGCCGAAAACCAGCCAATGTTTCCGATGCTCGCCAAGTCGGCACACTTCCTCAATGGCTGCGATGGATGCGCTATTTTTATCCATCGCAATCTGTAAAGATTTTTCGTCATAATCGCCACCGCGAACGCGCACACCCTCCAGGTCATACGCAAATTCGGTGGCGCGCGTCGTCAGCGGCGATAAATAGCCTTCGGCAATAAGACGATTAAAATTGTCAGCGGTAGTAATGTCATAGCAAATATCGGTGAAAATGGGCTTTTGCGTTTTTCCCTGCGCGTCGCGGTACTCATCGATGATTCGTCCCGTCCCCAGCCGGTACGGAGTTGCCGTGTCGCCGACGACGCGTAAATTCGGGTTAGTTTTCATCAATCCATTGAAAAACGAACGATACATGCTGTTTTCTTTGTACGAAACCAAATGTGCTTCATCAACAAAGACAATGGCAACAAACCCGAATTTCTCCCAGTCTTTATAAACCGATTGAATCGTGCCGAAAATAATCGGTGAATGAAAATCACGTTGTTTCAATTCAGCAGAGTTAATCCCATATGGAATATGCGGAGCGTGATTGTTCAGGCACGCCGCGTTTTGCTCGACCAGTTTTTTCGTGTGCGTAAGCACGACGATTTTCTTACCCGGCCAATTCTCCGCAAAAATGCGGCAGAATTCGGCGATGATCAGCGATTTACCGCCGCCAGTTGGAATGCAAACCAACGGGTTTCCAGCACCGCCTTTGTGAAAATATTCATAAAGTGCCGTCACCGCTTCGCGCTGATACCATCTTAAATTAAACATGATTAATCAATCTGTTTCCACTGGTCGCAAGTTTTCTCGATGAAGTCGGCAGGAATCAATGCGTTGTGGTAACCACACTTCCATTGCTCGTCCGCTACAGGCGCAGCATGAACGCACGTTCGGCAGTTGCGCGACATCGGCTTTCCGTTGTGGCAGATATCCCGTTTGTCGCAGAATTTGCATTTGAAAAACGACGATTTTTCCGACAGTTTGCGTGGTGGCTGCTGCAAATAGATAATCGTTCGCGCACGGTCAACGTGAGCGCGGCCGACTTCCTCATCCTTGGCAATTATCTCCGCGTAAATGTCATCGTTGTTTTTATTGACCGCCATATAAAGCGCGTGCTGCAAACCCATTTTGTACATATACACTTGCATTTGCACAAAATGTTCAGGTTTAGCAATCGTCACGCCATTTTCCGTCAGTTTTACAAACGACTTATCGGAATGTGTCTTGAATTCCAGCAGGCAATATTCGTTAGCCGGCAAATCAGGGACACCAAGTGCGATCCCGTCACCACTACCGCCAAAATGCCCGTCAACGTCAGATATCCGGTATTGTTTTCCGTTTTCATCACTCTGAAACAGTTTGCAGCCGATCATTTCCAGCAGTGCGCAGAAACGGGCTTCCTCAAGGTGGCCCCGATTAAATAACCGAAGCATTCGCCCGTCAAAAGTCGGTTTCTGCGCCCACCGGAACCCGTACCAAATCTCACGCGCGCACTCTCGCCCGATCAGCGACGCGCCAAGGTGGGCGCGGAAACCGCTATTGTTCTGACGGTACGCATCATCCATTTGCGGCAACCATTTCTGTTCAGCCGCGCGGAATGCGTTACCCTGATCCTGCGACATTGCAGATTCGATTGCTTTCAGCGTTTCGGTGGCGATGCGTACCATTATGTCAGATTAATTAACGGTTAAATGATTTGGTTGCTTATTGTTCCCACGGCATTTTATGCGTGGTGGCGGCCTGCGCCGGGAATGCGGCGGGTTGAGCCGGGAATGCTGGTGCCGCTTGCGGGGTAGCCTGCGCCGGGAATGCGGCGGGTTGAGTCACTGGTTGCGCAACGGGTTGAGGTTGGGTAGGCGGCACGAATGCCGGTGCTGCGGGTTGCGGAGCGGCGAACGCCGGTGCGGCAGGTTGCTGCGCAGCCATCGCGGGCTTGGTCCCAGTGTGGACACCAAATTTTGCAGCCGCTTCGGGCGTCAGCCATGCAATGATGCGCGAGTACCGTGCGTCATCCTTCTGCGGGCCGATCTTGGCGAACGTCGGCACGTTGACAACCTGCTGCGGGTTTGTCAGTTGACCATTGACGCCGCAAGCGCGCGCCAGTGCGGCCAATTGTTTCCGCCCAATTTCGACAACCTGTGGATTCGAATGGCCGAGATTGTAGTTTTCGTTAACAACACGCCCCATGAATGCGCCTTCTCGAATGCGCACTTTAGCCGTGAATCGCACGCCGCCAGATTTGTCGAAACCTTGTTCAATTGATTCCACTGCGACCGGATAAACGGCCTCCGGAATCGGCGCAAAACTATCGGCCAGCGCAGGATCGTTCGTGTTGATTGCGAAACCAGCGAAAATGTTTTCAAACATTTGATTATTCCTCATTCAATTTTTGGATGATTTTGCCCAAATGGGGTGCTTCGTAGAATTCCAGACCGCCAACACGGTCTTTCGCCTCATATTGGGCGGTGGGTTGAGTTTGCAAATACCTGAATGGTTTTCCGTCTTCTCCCTGCGCAACGCCCATGTAATAGACGCTATCGAAAATGTAACCGATGTTCTGGCCCAGTTTTTGACCTTCAAAAGCCGGGCCAAATTTCATGACGCCACCCATCGGGTCCTTGATTGTACCCAATTTCGCAGTCACCAGAACGTGCTTATTCGGAATGTCACGAATAACGCGCGCCAGCGCAATTACTCGGTCATACAATTCCCCGTAATCCTGCCGGGCATCTTTTTTGCCGCCGTCGCGCCCATCGATGGAAATTCCCCGGAGCGAGTGCAGAAAAACTTCCGTCAATTCTGACAGTGAATCGATTACCACACTCTGATATTGGGCGGCGCCATCGCTCGCAATCCACCGCATGAATTCGACGACCGTTTTAATATCCCGCGCTTCAACGACAGGAATATTATAGGTGATATCGGGTTGATTTTCGCCGAACATCCGCGCAATGTTTTTCGGTCGCAGCGTTGTCGTCCCACCTTCAATTGACAGGAAAATGGGCGCCGGCATTGTTGCAGCGAGCGACGTTTTACCGACGCCCGGTGCCCCATATACCAGACATTTTAAATAGTTCATTTGGAAATGTCCTTTTCGTCACGGAAACCTTTGAAAATCGGGAATCGTGGTTTGTCTTTCGCGCCGACTTCAAAATGCTTATACGTCACCATTTTACCGATAATTTCATCCTGATTCTTCCACAAATTGTAACGCTGGGATTCGGTGAAGCCGCTACCGATTTTGAATTCCACCCCGTCAGCACGGCGCACGATCAGCGCGCCCAGTGCATCCGTGGGGATCAGACCGTCGGCGGAGCTGGATCGTTCAGTATATCCTAGCGCATTTGTTTCGGCAACATTACCGTTGTGCATGAGACACTCAACACCAATAACTAGCGCCTCATCGTCGCTGAATCGTTTCAGTTTCAGCAGCAGCGCTTCTTTGAGCGTTGACCGGCCGTGTTTGTACTCGCCACCCATTGACCGGATCATGACACCCTCGAAACCTTGCGACAGGCTGACCCGTTCATACTCGCGCAGCGCTTCCACGTTGCTAATTGTCGTCTGAATGACAGGCCGCACATGTGGCGACCATTCCAGCGATTCGACCAGACCCATACGCTCAATCGTGATGCCACCCTTGATCCAGTCGAAGACATAGAAAGCCCAGTCGTCCACCGCATCGCGTTTCATCACGAATCGCGTGCTACGATTAAAAACATCCTGCGCATTGTGCGGGCCGGCAATCAACTCGCCGTCGAAACCGTCATATTTGCCGTCCTTAAAAAATTGTTGCACGGCAATATTAGGAATCGGCTTGAGCGAGCGCGAGTACGCAACCCCATCGATGACGACGCATCGGATACCGTCCAGTTTCGGCGACGCCTGTACCGGATAATTGAGCAACTCAATATCCGTCACCGGCGCGGCCAGCATCGGTTTAAACCCTTTCATTTTAACCTTCCTTATCCTTTTCCAAATCCAGCGTAAACGATCCCAGTTTCAACGTCAGAAACTTATCAACCATTTCTTGATTCGATGGGTCCATATTACCATAAGCCCGTTTATTCAAGGTGTATTTTTTTGTAAGAATTGTGTCAACGGGTATCCCAGCGCTACGCAGTTGCTCTACAGCCTCATCAGTCAACGTGTCGTCAACTGCGACGGTCTCTGTAAACTTGCCGACCAGCCGGCAACCGGCGCCGATGTCCACACGCTGGATCCCGCCGCGTTGCTCAAACATCGCCGACACCTGCTGGCGCAGGGCCTTCTCTTCGGCCTCAAGCGGTCCATAGACTTCGATGAAGGCCGCTTCTTTTTTTTGTTTGGCGATATACCACGCTTTGATCAAATCCATATTAATCATTTTTTGAAAATCTCCGGTTGAGTTACTTTGTAGCATGTGCCGGTAATACCAAATTCCGTCATTGCCGTTTGTGCAGGTACTCGGTACAAAATACCGGCCGTAACAAGGTTGTTTAAAATTTTATCAGTCTCAAAAATATATCCCCGTTGAGTATTAAATGCTGCTTTTTTGCGGCACTTATATTTGATCGACGCTTCCGACACAATTCCCAATTTCATGAGTTTAATACCGGTTTCTTTTTCAACAATTTTTCCATTTAGAAAGCGTGGCCATTCGTAACCAGTTAACAAGTCACGAATGACAGACATTACCGCAGCATCGCGCGCAGAATCATCACTACCGATATCACCATTTCGCAATCTATTCATGAAATTGTCAATATCCTTTTGCACAAGGCAAATCGACCATTGAACCATTTCAAGCGTAGTTTTCGGAGAGACGTAGTTTTCCATCACCGCGCACAGTGCCGCCAACCGCTTAGCTTTCAACGCCGCCCGGTTCCATGCCTGCCGATACGATTCATCATCCGTTTTGCGAATTTCTTCCGCGCATTTATCGTCGAATGCTTGAATCAAGTCACCGGCTTTGTCATCGAATTCTACCATTACAACCTGATTGATGCTATTAAGTTTAGCAGCATGAATCGACAGTTGGGTAATGTATTCGAGCAATTCCGGTGTCAAGTCATTAGACATGTTGTCGTTTTTGACCGGACGGTCACCCTCATAACTGATTGTCAGGAAGCGACTCATGAAACCGTCTTCCATCACCGTCGAATCCAGCGATTCGTAAAATGTACCCGGTGTGGTTTCCCCGACTAATGAAAATGCCACCGCACCATTAATCGAAACGTTTCGTTCATTGTCTGAATAGCGCAAACCACCCGCAGTGCTACCCTGCGCCGATTTTTGGTAAAGGTTCGTCAAATATGTTCGGTACGTCGCTAATGGCCCGTCATCACGTGTGGTAATCGCTTTCAGCCGGCGCCCAAATTCGCCCATTACCGCCACATGTGACGGCCGTTCTGCGACAGCGCGCAACAAACCCTGCCCCGAAGCATGTTCATCGAAACTGATAAAATTGGCAATACCCGGGTTGTGTTTCATTACTGCCGTCTGGATTTTGGAAATGCTGGTGTGCAGCGCTTCCTTACCGATAGCTGATTTTGCCACTAGCAGAATGTACATGTTCAAACCGGAGCCCGGAATATTCCAAGCGCGCCCGCATATCCCCGCTGACAATCCAATGGCTGCGCTTTCTGCAATCTCATAGACCGGCAGGTAGCTTGCTGACAGAATCCAGTTGACCAGCCGCCCCATGCGACCCGGGGCCATCCAGTGCGTGTCCAGACCGTCCAGCAGCGACGCATCGGCCGTCCCGGTGATGCGCTCCACTGGCCGTTCGTCCACCGCCGTGATGCCTGTCAGCGCGCGCACTTCAGTCAGTGCGGCCGCGTCATCATCGGCGGCTTCCGGCATCGTCTCGGGATCGGCCATCGCCGCTTCGACAGAATCCACCGTCTCCGCAACCAGCGACGGAACGGCCATGGCAATTTCAATTGCCTGATTCTCACGGTACTGCCGACGCCGAATGCTACGCAACGTCCGCGCCAGATAATCAGTGCGCTGTGCTTTTTCGCGTTTACCTAATTCGGTCATGCGAAATACGCGGATACATTGTTCGTCATCGCGCGAATAAAACGCAAGCATTGACATTAGCGATAAATCCGCTTCGGATTGAGACGGATAGTTCAATTCGCGCCATTCACCCCGGCACAACGCCCGGAATTTGTCACCATTGCTCGCAGTTAAACCCGTTTCAATCAGTTGCATATCCGTCAGCGCACCGTCAGCCGTCACGACAGCAGGTAGACCCGTGTGGACACCCGTAGCAGCACTAACGGCACTGGTAGCCACATTCTGCCCGGGTGCAGGCGCAACGGCCGCAGTCTCGCGGGTTTGCATATCCAGCATTCCCAGTGTTTCCCAGACCAGCATTGACCCATCAATCAATTCGTCATTACCCGTCAGACGCTGGCCTGTGCAAACGATATATCGTTTATCCGAGTAAATTTCAATACCGTATTTCTTGGACCGACGATTCAAAAACGGCAGCAGGGATTGTGCGCATTTGATCCAGATATGATATCCCTGCCCACTGCGCGAACGTTCAATATACGCACCCACTTCCGCGAAACGACGGCAAATATCCTTTTGCACCGCTTTGACTTCATCGGGTGTCCACATTGTGGCATCGTCTTCATTTTTGGAATTCTTGACGTCGATATCTATACACACGATTCCATCGTTATTAAGTACGTATCCGATATCTATATCGTAATAGTACACGACATTAGACGCGACTTCATATGTCATCGGTGCATTAGCGTCCGTAATGCTCGCAGGCACAAGATCGCTCACCGGCGCAACGGCATACGTCATCGGTACTTTGTCCGATCCGGATGCAAGCCACCGGCCGTCCGGCAATATTTCAAAAATATTTTTCACAACCGCAAATTCTCCGACTGTAAATTAATCGAATGATTATTAATCTAATGCCAAGCAGCGCAACTGTCAATGGGTGAATTACAACCTGTTACAGTGTGTCGCTTCGGAAATGTACCGCGAGCAATGCACTAGAAAGAAACATCATGCACGCGGGTCCGGGAAGGTTCGGATAACCACACTGGTAGTGCGGGATTGATCGGGCCGAATTTGCCTAAAAAGTAGGCAAAACAGGCCGACCGTCGAATTGTTAAATGAAAGGTCAAATCGGCGTGTAACAGTGTTAAAGAGTGTGTCGGAATATTGGGTAAGTTGCCCATTTCGGATCGGTACATTTAAAAGTACGCATTTCAGTCAATTTTTGCCTATATTGGCACTCCGAACATTTATTTGTGACAAGAGTTAACAATGTTGTGTTCTTTATGCCGACACGGCGCGTTTCCGCGCCAAAATTTTAGAAAATGTACGTGCCTAATGTTTAGGCAAATAAATATCATATTGTGCGGCGCACAAAGTCGGCGCCAGAACGCGCCAAAGCCGACGAACGGTCGAAAAGTGTTGAATCTTGTCACACTAGATTGTTAAATTTTGTGAAATGGCACTCGGTCGGGGCTGGTGCCTTTGGCCCGGGAACCCGCATGGATACTGGCTTTCAGGGGTAAAGTTTCGTGAGCCGGACCTTCTTAAAAAGAATCCCTAAAAATGTAAAAAGTAAAGTCATTTTATTCTGTTCATTCTCTATTACTGC